TTGCGGGGCATAGCCGCCGGGCGCGGGCATTCCGCCCGGTTGCGGGGCATAGCCGCCGGGCGCGGGCATTCCGCCCGGTTGCGGGGCATAGCCGCCGGGTGCAGGCATTCCGTACCCTGCCGGGGCTGCGCTGATCGGGACGGCGCTTGCACCTGGGGGCAGTTGGTGTTGACGCCCGCCGAAAGCCGCCATCGGATCAACGCCCGCCGAAACGATTTCCTTGCCATAGCCGACCAACTCCAAAGCGAGCGGGTTGACGTAAAGGCTTGGCGTGTTGGTTCCGGTCGCAACGTTGACCTTGAAATTCAGCTTCGCACAAAGATAATCGCCGCATTTCAATTCATCGGCAGTCAGTTGCCGATAAGCGCCGTTTTCATATTTGAAAACAGACGGTGCAAAAGCTTCGGTCGTGATCGTCAACACATAACAACCTGCGTAGCCTTCGCGCAGGTTGAACGGTTGGCCTTTGTCGTCAATTCCGTCGCCGTCTTTGATTTTCCACGAAAAGCGCGGCGGCGTCCCGTTCGGGTATCCGGTTGCAGCTTCCTGTTGCATTGCCGCCCAAATCGGGGCGAATTCAGCTTTCGGAATGGCAAGACCAAATGACCACTGAGTTACCTTTGACCCGTCTTGTTTGATCACGGGTTGACCTTTGTTCGGGCCGTCCATGTAGATTTTTTCCCGACTGCGCAGGGGATGACCCCAAACAATCCGGCCAACGCCTGTCAAAATTTCAGTCATATTTAGCTTTCCTTCGTCAAGTGTTTTTTCGCGCGTTTGTTCGCGTCAACACGGGTTAACTTTGGGGTAGTCGCGGCACGTTCGGAAAGCGAGTTAATAACGCTTTCCGAAATTCCTTGCGCCTGCAATTGAGCGGGCGAAAGCATTTTTGTTGCGGTTACGTTGGTGCAACCCGTAAGCATTACCAACATTTCCGCCGTGATGTAACTTTGCCAGCGGCGCTGCGAATAATGCTGCGTCAAAGCAAAATCTGGCACAACATCGCCGTTTTTCAACAGATGTGACGCCCGTTCGGTGATCGCTTCAAGCCGATCTTTGATAGCCGATTTGGCGCGTTCCAGATTGATCAATTCTTGCGAAAGGTCTTGCCCGGTCAAATTGTCGCGGCTCACGGTTGACGCAAATTCGATAGCGTTCATTGCAGCGCCACGGGCGGCGGGGCAGTCATAAAGCGCCGGGCATTTTCTGCACCAATTCGCGCCCGTGTTCAAACGTTCGGACGGGTGCGACATTACGTCTTGAATGCCCTTGCTATATTTCTGCAAGGTTGCAAAATCAATCGTTTCTTCGCGGCACGGGCCAAGCGGGTGACTTGCGCGTGGTTGATGGACGGTCAAGACAATGGTTTCCGGCTTGGCGTTGGTGATCTGACAAAACCCAACAGCGCAAGCAATCAAAAACCAATTATATTCCGGTTCGACAATCCCCCAACCGAAGGCGAATTGATCAACGAAAAGAGTTGGCCCAACTAGCGCCACATGATGCGCGATTGCCTGGATTTTCCATTTCTCATTTCCGAAACTGCAATCAACCGCAACTTGGTCGTAAATCGCGCCGTTGTGCCGGATAGCGTTGACATACACCTGAACCGCTTCAAGCATTGTGTCGGTAATGAATACGCCATTTGGCGCGGCTGTATCAATCAACTGTTGCGGCGTAGCCTGACCGGAAAAAATCATATTCGCGGCGTAAGTTGCAGCAACGCCTTCAGACCCCCCGCTAATGACGGGCGCAAGATCGCCCGTCATAGCGTAGGAACCGTTGCAGTTGATCAGGCGCGAAAGATTTTCGGCGTGAACAACCCGCATTCTTAGACCCAACGCCCGTCTTGCTTCACCATATCGGCGGCAATCGCAATTGCAGCCGCATCGGCGTGAATGTCGGTAATGGCGTTCAATGGCCGTCCGATATGCTGCGAAAGGCGCGCTGTCAGATTGACCAAATAGGGCTGATCAATGAACGGTTGCCCGTTCGGGCTTGCGGTCATCATACCGCGCTGAATTCCGCCCATAAACGTTGCGAAATCCAGCGGCGCGGGCTGCGCTTGCTGCATCGGCGGCGGTTGGAACGCTTGGACGGGTTCGACATACGCGGGCGGGGGCGCGAAGTTGCCAGCGGGCGGCGGGGGCTCGAAGTTGCCAGCGTGCGGCGGGGTGAACTGGCCCGGCGCGGGCTGCATCGGTTGGACAGGCTGAACCGGGGGCGCTGCGAATTGCTGCGGTGCCTGGACGGGTTGCGGGTTCATCGGCGCAAACTGCGTCGGCTGCGATTGTTGCGCGCGGAGTTCGGCAGTCACGGCGGCAATAGTCGCTTCATCGGCACCACGCTTTGCCCGCCATGTGCCATCCTTGTTCAGCGACTTTGCGGCGGCATGAATTCGCGCATCCCAAGGCAACCCGGCACTGTCAAGGCCCGGCGCGGTCGCGTTCAACGGCGCGTTTTCGTCGTCATCGGCGGGGCCGGGTGCGGTCACGCTGGCAAGCGCCAAAGCGCCGCCCGATGGGGCAAGATAGGTCATAAGTTCGGCGATGGTTTCCGCCTGAATTGTCAGCATAAATTTCGGCATTTGTTCCTCATTGTTGCGGGGTTTCTTCAGATACACTAGATTGACCTTGACAGGGTGTCAACTAGAATTTATCCAATAGGTTAAACCGGAAAAGGGCGAAAAATGCTGATAAACGTAAGCTGCGATACGTTTGCGCGCCTGGCCGAAGTGGCCCGAACCGCGACAGACCCGCGTTATCCATGGCTGAAGTCGGTCGCATTCCATCGCAAGAACGGTCAACTAGTAGCAATTGCCAGCAATGCAAGCTTTTGCGCTATTGAATTGATAGGAAAGCAGGATGGACCGGAAGCGTTCTTGCTTGTGCCGATTACTGAAAACCTTGTGCGCCAGTGCGTGATGGAAAAAGAGTTCAACGGCATGATTGCCATAAATTACGACGAAGCGCATTCCTTCGCGTCACTTGTTACAACGTTTGGATTTACACCGCCCGGCAACGTTGGAATTTTTCCGGTTGAACACATTCCGTTGAAAGATTGGCGGTCATGGTTGCCGCGTGAAATCGGCAAGAATTCAACAGGCTGCGTTTTCATTGATGTTGACGGATTTAACGCGCTGGCCCGTTCAAGCCCGTCCGGTTGTTTGGTTTTCCCCCGATATATGGACGTTGAAAAAGCGGTGCCGATTGCCGACATTACCGCGAAAAACTGGCTTGGTCTATTCTATCCGAAAACCAAAGGCGACAATGCGGTTTCGTTTGATAAATTTGAAGATTGGGTGAACAAATGAAGCCGCAAAAATGCCTAGTATCTCACAAACCCGCCCAAGGTTTTTACGGTGATTGCCTTCGGGCTTGTGTTGCCTCAATCCTCAATCTTGAACCTTTGACGGTGCCGCACTTTTTCCAAGATGGTTGCGGCGCGGTTGAAGGTGAAAAACGCTTGACGGATTTTCTGCGGTCGCAGGGTTTGGGCGATTTTCGCGTTTATTACGGTGCGGAACATTCGCTAGACGAAGTTCTTTCAATGATGGAACAGACCGCGCCGAAAGAGTTATTTTACATGCTCTATTGCGCGACGGGGCAGGGTGATCATGTTGTGATATGCAAAGGCAACAAAGTTGAACATGATCCGGCTTGGTATATCAACCGGAATTATCAGCCGACAAGCGCGGGCTATTGGATTGTTTCGGTGTTTGTAAGATTGGGTGAATAAATGACAAGCTTTGCACTCGGAAATGGCGCAATCTGGAATGGCGACTGCCTGGAATTGATGAAATATATTCCTTCGGGTTCCGTTGACATGATTTTGTGTGATTTACCATACGGAACGACGGCTTGCAAATGGGACACAATTATTCCGTTTGAACCGCTATGGGAACAATATTGGCGCGTTGCAAAACCCAATGCGGCAATTGTTTTGACGGCTTCGCAACCGTTCACAACTGCGTTGATCAGTTCGCAGCTTGATAATTTCAAATATTGTTGGGTGTGGGTTAAATCTAGTGCAACAGGATTTGTAAACGCAAAAAAACAACCGTTGCGCAAGACGGAAGACGTTTGTATATTCGGAAATGGTCAAAGCATATACAACCCGCAAAATTTAATTTATGCGCCTAAAAATATTAAAAATGGCAAGTCAACAGGCGGTAAAGTTGTTCAGGGTGAAAATATTGCTTCTAAAATGGGCGGGTTGAGAACGCCGGGCAACGAATATATTCAGGAATTTACAAATTACCCGAACAACATTTTAGAAGTTAATACGGAACGCGGCTTACACCCCACACAGAAACCCGTTGCACTGTTCGAATACCTGATTAAAACTTACACCAACCCCGGCGAAACCGTCCTAGATAATTGTTCCGGCAGCGGCACAACCGCAATTGCAGCGCAACGCACGGGGCGGCGGTTTATCTGCATTGAAAAAGACCCGGTTTATTACATGGGATCAACCGCCCGACTTTGGAAAGAGTTAAATTCTTGAAAACCCCAAGACCTTATCAAACCAAGCTGAAGCTTGACACTTACGCGGCATGGAACGCGGGCGCGCGGAACGTTCTTGCGGTGTTGCCAACGGGCGGCGGAAAGTCGGTAATTGTTCAAGACATTGCAACCGATAAGCTGCGCATGGGGCGGCGGCAAGTCGTCATTGCGCATCGGAATGAATTGGTTTCGCAACTTTCCGGGCATTTGGCAAGTGCTGAAATCCCGCATCGGATCATTGCGCCGTCAAACATTGTTTCAATGATCATCGCGCAACATCGTGCCGAATTTGGCGGAAAGTCGTTTGTCAATCAATCGGAACATTCGCCAACAACTGTTAGCGGTATTGACACGCTTTTGTCACGCTCTGATGAATTAAAAGAATGGGCGAAACAAGTCAACGATTGGACAATTGACGAAGGCCACCACGCGCTTGCAGAAAACAAATGGGGGCGCGGTGCTGCGCTTTTTGTCAATGCTATCGGCTTGGGTGTGACCGCAACGCCTAGCCGGGCCGATGGTAAAGGGCTTGGCGCGCATGTTGACGGGCTTTACAACGCAATGACGGTTGGCCCAACCATGCGCGAATTGATTGATATAGGGGCGCTGACTGATTACGAATTCGCTTTGCCGTTTAGTGATTTTCAAATTGATGATGGCGCGATAACCGACACGGGCGATTATTCACCAAAGAAGATGCGCGAAGCGTCTAAACGTTCACATATCACGGGCGATGTAGTCTTAGAATATATCAAACATGCAATCGGCAAACGTGCAATCTGTTTTGCTACAGATGTTGAAACCGCCGTCCAGATCGCAGAGAATTTCCGCAAATTTGGAATTGCCGCTGAAGCAGTAAGCGCGAAAACCCCGGCGACAGTACGCGAAGAATTTATCAGACGTTTTCGAACGGGCGCAATCACTGTGCTTGTCAACGTTGATTTGTTTGGTGAAGGTTTTGACGTTCCGGCGTGTGAAGTGGTGATCATGGCCCGGCCAACCGCTTCCCTTGGTGTTTATCTGCAACAGATTGGCCGCGCATTGCGCCCGATGGACGGTAAGCGGGCCGGGCTGATCATTGACCATGTGGGCAACTGGAAACGCCATGGCTTTCCTGACAAGCCGCACCACTGGACGCTAGAACGCCGGGAAAAGCGGGCGAAGCGTAAGCCTGACCCTGAAGACATTGAATTAACGCGGTGCCTAAATCCGATCTGTGGTAAGCCCTATATTCGCGCCCTGCCGATTTGCCCGCATTGCGGCTTTGCGCCTATTCCTGCCGTTGGGGGGCGCGGAACGCCTGAACAGGTTGACGGTGATCTGATCTTGCTTGACCGCGACACGCTGGCCCAAATGCGCAAGGATACGCAGCTTGATAGCCCTGCTGCGGTTGCCAATCGCGTAGCGTTTACGACAGGTTCAAAGAACGCCGGGACAAGTGCGGCAAATGACCAAATTGCCAAGATCGGCGCGCAAACCCGCCTGAGTGACGCGATTGCGCAATGGGCGGCTATCCAGCGGATGCGCGGGCGGTCTGATCAGGAAAGCTACAGGCGGTTTTATCTCGCAACCGGGGTTGATGTTTTAACCGCGTTGGGTAAAGATAAGACAAGGGCCGAATTTGACGAAATGGCCGCCGTTGTAGAAGGGTGGTATAATGACAAGTGAAGCCGCAATAACCTCGCTTTCGCAACTCGAATGCGCGTCAATTGGGCTGTTGACCATGCGGAACAATGTTGGTGCTTGTCTAGATGCAAACGGGCGCATGATCCGTTATGGCTTGATGAATGAAAGCGAGAAAGTCAACAAAGAATTCAAGTCTTCGGATGTGATCGGAATAACCCCGGTGATGATCGGGCCGCAACATTTGGGCAGGGTGTTGGGTATCTTTACCGCTCTTGAAATGAAGGCTTCAGACTGGAAATATCGCCCAAGTGATGAACATGCAAAAGCGCAACAACGCTTCATTTCGTTGGTTCAGGCTCACGGCGCAATTGCGGGATTTGTAAATGATCCTGCGCAAATACGGCAAATAATCGGGGGATACCTATGACAAACGACAAGACAACGTTGATTGAACGCATCTTGAACGCAGGTTGTGACCTATGGGAAAAGAACGGTTCGCGGGCGGTCACGCATCGGGCAATTGCTGCAATCCTGGGGCGCAACCCGTCCGGGGTGCTGTATCATTTCAATTACAACATGGGCGAATTGCGTGATGCGGTCGCGGTTCACGCTGTTGAAACAAAGCGAATTGGAGTTATTCTTCAATTGATTGTTTCAACGCATCCGGCAACGGCAAAAATCAACGCAGCAGACCGCGCGGAATATTTGGCTACATTGCAACCGACAGTGCCGAACGTCTAGCCGGATTACAGCAGACCGCGCGGAATATTTGGCTACATTGACAGCAAATTGAAGCGCATCAGCGCGGCGGCTAGGTCAAGCGTTCCGAAATGGTGTTCGCCGTTGAAATACACGTCAAACCAAGGCGGTTTACATTGAACCTGTCTAAGTTCGGCTTTCGGGCTAGCGGCTATCTGAATATGCCATGTGCATCTAATTCCGCCAATATTTCCCGTTCGTTGGACGCCTTGCCGATTGTCTGCCATTCGCCGTTGATCCTTGCGCGCAATACTTCGTTTTCGTCGGTCATCGCTATTATTTGGTTATTGCGCCAAACCTGATAACCTTCGTCGCTTCTGATCACTTTGCGGCTCATTGCGGTATCCACCATTTGACGGATTTAAGGCGGGCCGATAGCTGTAGTCGAACAATCGCATAATCAACGCACACAAGTTGGCCGTCAATCAGACCGAAATTTTCCGGCTTCAGATCGGCTAGAAATGCGGGCAATTTTTCCGGCAATTTGTAATCGCGCGGCAAGGGTTCGGCGCGGTGCATCAGCAAAATGCGACAATCGGGCGATGCAAATTCAATCGGTGCCAGCCATTTTTTCAAGGCCGAGCAGTTCTTGGCGTCTTCCCAATTGGTCAATTCTTTGACGTTATCGAACGCGCGCCAGTTACATTCTTTCTCTACCTTCACAACCAAATCACGGCGCAAACGGCATTCAAAAACCATCCGGCTAGACCCTTCACCGATCTTTTCGCCGCATAGTAGGCTGAAGGCGTCAAGGTGGGTTGCCTGGTTTTTCATTCGTCACCTTGCAAAACGTTCAAGCCGTCCATACCAAGTTTTGCAGTCAGATCAAACGTATTGTGCCGCGAAGATCGAACGCGGTTTGACCATCCCTTGACCTGCAAAACGCGGCTGATGCGCTGCGATGTTTCGCCCAATTCTTCGGCGATTTCCCGACAAGTGCAATTCCATTCCCTCGGACGGCAAACCGTCCAGATACGAAATGCAAGGGCTTCAACTTGGGGTGAAACGATCATGACAAAATCCACCATGCAAGCCCAACACCACAACCAAAGCCGATTGCAAGCCCGGCTGCGCTGACCAAAACGATAGCGACAACGACTGAAGTGTTCATCAGTTTCTTTCTCCGATGGTGCCAACATCCACCATGACGGGCGGGTGACTTGTTCCGGCGATGGTCAATCGAACGGGTTTCCCTGCGTTCAATAGTTCCAATTCTTCGGCGCTTGGTTGCCAGCAAGAAACCATAATTGGCCCGTGATCAATCATTATTCCGTCTGTAATATGCAACGGTGCATAGCCTTGACTTTCGCCAAGAACGCGCGTTGTCAGTGGCGTTTCAAAATTCTGCATCGCGTCAATACTCCGAACGTAGAATGACTTCGGGCACATATTCCATATTTGGCGGCGAAAGATCAGTTGAAACTTCACCTGTTTTGAAAGTGCCGTCTTTCGGGGGAACCAAACAAATACCGCACCAAACATTCGGGTAGCTGGCATGATATGCGGTGATCAAATACAATCCGCCTGTTGCCCTTCCTTTCGCCAAAAATGGAAATTTCGGCATCGGCGGCGCGGATGGTTTGGGATATGTGGCGGTAATCATCGGTTGGGTTCCTGAGTTTGTGCCTTGCGTTGGCTTCAACGTGCGTTCACTCCACACAACGCAAGGGCTTACCGTTTAAATCCGTTGCTGCGGTTGCATACAAGACCCCTTATCTTGCGCAATTGCAGCGGGTGCGATTTCTGGCAACAGCGGGGGCGGTTGCCCACGAATACGCGCAGCGAACGGCAACTTTCCGACTGATCGCATGATCAACCAAAAAGAAAGGCATTTGATCAAGCCCGCAGTTTTTTCAAACGGTTGTCGGCAACGAAATAGGTGCAAGCGGCCAACTCGGGCAGGCTCACCACGCCGGGCAGGTTGTAGGCAGCGAAATTGGTGCAAGCGGCCAACTCGGGCAGGCTCACCACGCCGGGCAGGTTGTCGGCAGCGAAATGGGTGCAAGCGGCCAACTCGGGCAGGCTCACCACGCCGGGCAGGTTGTAGGCGCGGAAGGTGGTGCAAGCGGCCAACTCGGGCAGGCTCACCACGCCGGGCAGGTTGCAGGCAGCGAAATCGGTAATTTTCGAAAAGTCAGGGTCAGTTGCAAGCCAAGCGTCATAAGAGGCTTGTGAGAAAAATTTAACTTTCATTTGGTTTGTTCCTTTGGGTGGGTTTCTTACAGGCACGCTACAACCGACCCGCGCGACCTGTCAAGCCCTGGAATGCAAAAACGTGCAAATTTATGCCATTGCCAGCGGGCGCGGGCCGGTGCTATCAAGATAGCCTGAAATCATCAGGACGGGCCGAAATGCGAACGCTGAACCTCACTGAAACCGCACTATATATTGGGGTGAAGAAAAGGACGTTCTACAACCTATTGAACAGTAAGCGTTTTCCGGTTGATCCGTTGCCCGGCCTATCGCCGCGCCGTTGGTCGGTCGATGCGTTGGACGAATGGCTTAAGGGAAACAAAGCTTGAAAGTGCTTTCCCTTTTCGATGGTATTTCATGCGGGCAAGTCGCGCTGCATCGGGCAGGCTTCAAGCCATCGCTTTACATGGCTTCAGAAATCAACAAATCGGCCATTAGATGCACACTGTCGAATTTCCCCGATACCGTCCAGTTGGGTGACGTGATCAACGTTCGGGCAATGGCTGAAGCGGGCGCGTTCGGTGTTGGTCAAATTGATTTGCTATTAGGTGGTTCGCCTTGTCAGGGGTTCAGCAACGCAGACGATGGGCTGAATTTTCTTGATCCGCGTTCGGTGCTATTTTTTGAATTCGTGCGTATTCTTCGCGCAATAAAGCCCAAACGTTTCCTGTTGGAAAATGTCAAAATGCGGAAAGAATGGCAAGATATTATCACTTCGCAACTTGGGGTGCAGCCTATATTTATCAACAGCGCCGATTTTTCAGCACAGAACAGGCAACGGCTTTATTGGACTGATATTGACGTTGCACCTTGGCAACCCTGCGGCGTTACATTGTCGGAAATTGTTGGGCCGGATTGGTGGTCAGACCGGGCGAAATCCTATCTGATAGATGCGAACTACGCCAAAAGTTCGAATTGGCGGCGCTACTTTTTCAAGTCATCACGTCAAATTGTTTTCAAACGCGGCTTCACAATCCCGCCAATGACGATAGACAGCGCAAATTTTTTGATGGGTTTTTCGCCTGATCAATGGCGTATTCTAAGCGTTGCAGAGTGCGAACGCCTGCAAACTTTGCCGATAGGTTACACGCGCGCAATTGGCACGGGTGAAGCATATCACGGCATCGGCAACGGTTGGACCGTTGATGTTATCGCGCATATATTCAAGGGGATGCACTCTTGACGCAGGATTATTCACAAGCGCAAGCCTTCGTTGCGGCACTGACCGGGCATCCAGAAACGGTCATTGATTGGCGCGCAATTCACGACAAAGACAAGGCGACCCCGGCCATTCCCCGGCGTGGTTCGATTTCGCAACTGTGGCAAGAATTGACCGCATGGAATAATGCGGGATACGGTATTTTTGCCGTGATCAGCGAGACAGACGGCAACGGGCGAAAGCTGGAAAACATCACGCGCATTCGCGCGCATTTCATTGACCTTGATAGCCTTAACGCCGTCCAAAACCTTCAACGGGCGTCAAGCTGGTATCCCGCACCAAGCTTTGCCGTTCAATCCAGCCCGAACAAATTCCATGTTTATTGGCCCGTCGCGCCTTACTTGAATATTGACGGTTTCCAGACCATTCAACGCAAGTTGGTGCAGTATTTCGAAAGTGACGCAAAGGTTATTGACGCAGCCCATGTTATGCGTGCGCCCGGGTTCTATCACCTGAAGGGCGAACCGTTCCTAAGCCAATGTTGGGCTTTGCCGGGTAGCGGGCAGATCACAACGCAGCAAGCCCTAGAAGCCGCGTTGCAGGGCGTCAACGTGTTGCCGGGCGGCTATGGGATGCGCCGCGCCTTGGGTGACGCAGAGTTAGCCGCGCCGTCGCTGGATTGGTTGCTATATGGCCTTTCGTTGGTTGATCCGAACACGCTTGACCGGGCCGAATGGATCAGCATTACCGCCGCTTTTAAGCAAGCCGGATGGTCGCTTACAGACCCGGCCAATTTGTTGCAAATTTGGCTGAATTGGTGCGCGAAATATCAGGGCAACGACCAAGGCGAAAACCTGAAACAATGGAATGACCTTACCGAAACCCAACTAGGGTGGAAATCCTTTACCCACAAAATTCCGGCGCTGAAGGCTTATTTGCAGCTGGGCGGGCCGAAGACAACAACGCAACCGCCCCCGCCTTCGCAGCCCGTGCAACCGCCCGTGATCACTGATGAACCGGGCGTGACCATAACAGACGAAATTCTAACGCCTGATCAACAGGCACAATATTTCGCGGGTTGCGTGTCGATTATCGAAACGGGGGAAATCCTAACGCCTAAAAAGTTGCTGTTGAAATCTGCGCAGTTCAACGTTGAATTCGGTGGAAAGCTTTTCATCGTTTCGACAACTGGCAAGACAACGGACGAACCTTTCAAAGCTGCAACACGCGGGACGGTGTTCAGAATTCCTAAGGTTGATCATCTGCGGTTTCTGCCTCACCTTGCGCCCGATACCATCGTAACGAATGAGTTAGGCCAGACGGGTATCAATATGTATAAACCCGCGCGCATTCATCGGCAACAGGGCGATGTTACGCCGTTCCTGCGTCACTTGGAATTGATGTTCCCATTCGCTGATGACCGCGCCACGATCTTGCTTTTCCTTGCCGCAAACGCACAGTTTCCGGGCCGCAAAATTCCTTGGTCAATCTTGATGCAGTCCAGTGAAGGCGCGGGCAAAGGTCTGTTCAAAGAGTTGTTTTCCTATATCGTGGGCCGAACATACTTTTACACGCCAAAAGCGCAAGACTTAGCCGAAAGTGGCGCAAAGTTTAATAAATGGATGCGCAACAAACTAATGATTGTTGTTGATGAAATAAGGGTTGACGAAAAGCGCGATTTAGTCGAAACTCTTAAACCGTTCATTTCTGAAGTCGAAGTTGAAGTGCAGGGTAAGGGCCAGGATCAAAAGCTGGATGACAACTACGCGAATTGGGCTTTCTTTTCCAACTATAAAGACGCCATACCGATCAACCAAAACTCGCGCCGTTACGCCATTTTCTATAGCGCCATCCAATCGCTTCAAGACCTGATCGCGCGCGGCATGAATGACGAATATTTCACGCGGCTGCGGTACTGGCAAGCGAACGGCGGCAACGCTATAATTTATGATTGGTTGTTAAATTTTCCGCTTGGCCTGGTGCCAGTTCGTGCGCCGATCACGTCCAGCACGGCGGCGGCGATGCACCATTCGTTGTCAAGCCTTGAACGTTCGGTTTTGGATGCGGTGGCGGATGATTTGCCGGGCTTCAGGGGCGGTTGGGTTTCGACTTCGGCTCTTGCCGCGCGGCTGCGTCAAACGGGCGGCAGGGCCGTTGCGCCTGTCACCTTGGAGCGAGTGCTTGAAGGCTTGGGATACCGGGCTGTTGGGCGTGCGGTGCGGTCTTACCTGAGCGAAGACCCGGCCAATCGCGGGATGCTGTTCAACGTCGCTGAAGGCGTACAGGCTGCGGATTATGGACGGGCGCAAGGTTACGCGGAATGAGTTGGGCGCTACACCTTAGCAAATCCGGTAAATTATGGGATTGCCTAAACGGTGATCTGACAAAAATTGTCGAATGTGTGCCTGCGAAAGGCATCAAATTTACATGGTGTTACGGTTCAAAATACGGTCAATGCGAAACGTTCGGTCAAGCGCGGGAATGGGTTGAAGCGTTAGAGGAAGCTTACGGGCCGAATATTCCAGCTGATAAACGTTGGCTTTGTAAGTTGTCCGAATTGTAAAACCGGGCGTTATGCCCGGTTCCGTTGTGCTTGTTCGGTTAGCCATCCGTCGCGCCATTGTTCAACTTTCAACGGTACGGTGAAGGGGCAAAGCCTGCGGCCTTGGTGGTAATCAAGTTGGCCGCGTTCAAAGGCTGTTTCTTTCATGGTGCGTTTCCTTCGGTGTGTTGTTTTGTTACATACACACTACGCCTTGCGCGGTTGGTCGTCAACAAAAAAACGCAATGAGGATGCGAATTCTTTCAAAACTTTTTCCTGCATTTCTGCCGAAATTATCGGTTCAAGTTTGACGGTGTTGCCGCGCTGTTCAATGCGTTGCCAAAGTTGCACGTTGCGCCACATTTTGCGGGTGCTATCCCGCTTTTGCCCTGCGTAGTAATCCAGCCGCGCGCCGTTCCGATCAGTTGCCCAATGCAGGTTATAGCTGAAGCGCCACACTTGACGGTGCATCCGGTCGGGCGCTTCCTGGATGATTTCAACAAAGGTTTTCATTTCCCAAATATCCCATTCGGCAGATCGGTTGCGGTAATCTTGGTTGTTCCGAAATAGTCAAACGCATGGATAGCGCCGTATTCAATGGCTTTCGCCTGCCCGGTCGCAACGTTCGCTAATGCGTCCGAATGGTCGTTATACGGGCCAAGCAACGGGCGGAAATCATTGCCGCGCTTGATTGTGACGTAATAACCTGTCGCCATTACATCACCTTCAGAACATCGCGCGAAAAGCTGTAAGGCAATTCAACGCCATTCAACGAAACGAAATAGGCGGTTTTGCTGTTGGTTGCTTTGCGGGTGATGACCACGGTTGCGCCGTTGATGGTCAGGACGGCTTTGCAGCCGATACGGATAACCGGGGCCGAAGGCTTGCGGGCTTTCGCGGTTTTCTTCGGTGCCAGCAGGCGGCAAAGTTCATACATGGTGCGCAATCCTTCAGTGTATTTCGTTAGATACACACTACATTAGCGCCCGGTGGTCGTCAACAGTTATTTCACCAAATCGGCAAAAGATTGGAAATTTCATCGGCCAATTTATAGGCGTTGCTTCGTTTATTCAGTGTTGGCTTTTCAGGGTCAACAGCATGGCGCAAGGCTTCGTAAAGCACTTTTGCTTCCTTCGTATCGACTAGGATAGCATGTGTTTTGCCGTCATCTGATGTTAAAATTTTCATGCTTTGGTTTCCCTTATTCCTGCCATGCGCCGCAAATTTTGCAGCGCCATTCGGTTTTTCTTGGCGCGTCCTGGGTTGGCGTTTCTTCGGTATTGAGGGGTTGCATGATTGGTGCCAGCGGCGCGGGACGCAGGCGGATGGGTGGTTCACTGACCCGCCAACAGATTTTGCAGCGGTTACTCATTCACTTGCCCTTTCTTCAAACTCTGCCGGGCCGATGGTCACAACCATGCCGTGACGCAATGCCCAATGAATATGATTGATCAGCCATGTTTGCGCGTCTTTGTCTTCGTGATCGGTGCGCCGGGTTTGGCCGTTTTGTTCATCGGTTTTCCCGTCAAACGTTTCAACGAAAATCGGTAAAGTGTATTTTTTAGCCATCTGATAGCGTTCCTTGTGTGTTGTCATTGAAGGCCGAAGCCATAGCCAATCAGCATAAAAAGCCAAGCTGTGCCGAAGATCGCAGCACATGCCAGACATTCGCCGATCAGCACAAGGGCCGAGCGAATGCGTCCGGTGCCGCTATGGTGACGGGTAAGATGGGGGCGCAACGGGTTCATGCCATTGCCGCCATGATGCGGCAATCACTTGCATGTTGACGCAGGCTGGCAATGTCACCTTCGGCCAATGCGCTAAAGGTGGTGCGACCATGCCCCATGGGGTAAGCGTCGGCGGCGGCATCGAACAAGCGGGCCGCTTCAGCCCAATCAAGACGGTTAGCTGCGTCACGGGCTGCGGTGCGAAGTTGGGCGGTGTTCATTTGGGTGGGGTTTCCTTACTGTTTAACCATTTGGTTAGCATGGGTTGAGCGGTTGGTCAAGATCAGTATTCGCCGGGCGGCAGATCGTCGGGGCCAGCACCTTCCGGCCATACATCGGGCAGGGTGTAGGGCTGCAAGCCAGGGGGCGGCGGTGCGAACGCGCCGCGCGCCACGGCATCAGCTTGCGCCTGCGTCATAGTCGCTTGCGGGCTGGACGTGACGGGGGTGTAACGCGGTTTCGTATCGCGTTCAATATGACGGAATGTCTTGCCGCGAACAGTTTCAAAACCCCTGCGGCCTTTCAAGTGTGAACAAACCATTGAGCGAGTTACACCCAACGACAACGCAACCGCCGAAGAATTCGGGAAAATATCGCCCGTTTCAATACATTCAACAGGAAGTCTGATAGGCTTCGCATTTGGTGTGTTCGGCGTACCGTCCAAACGATATTGCAAGTTGCAAATCGGTGAATACTTTTGAACCAATCGAAACGCGGCGCGGTTTGCTTCAAGTTCTGAAATCTGTGTTTCTTCAATGACGGTAAAAATTGCAGTGTCAAACGGGACCAACTTTGACCAAGCTTTGTTGCGCCTGGCGTCGGGGAAAGTGGTCAGGTCTGCAAACTTGCAGAAACCAACCCATAAAACAGCATCGGTGTTACGATGTGTATAGATTGCCCAATGCTGATCAATGGTCAAAATAGGTGCAAAGATGGTTCCGAACATGTTGTTTCCTTCATTTTGTTCAGTTAACAACATTTTTCATGTGAAGTCAAGCGCAAAATCATACGGGCAGTTATGGGCAATTATGGGCGATTATTGGCTGATTATGGGTGGTTATGGGCGATTATGGGCGATTATGGGTGGTTTTACTACATTGTTTGATGAAAAATCCACCTGATGTAGTATCCTATATTCGCTTCTGAAAAATGTTAAGTATATAGTAAAAGATATAAACTATACATACTTAACATAACACTTAACCTTTCCAGCCCTGTATATAACGACACTACATCAGGGGGTGAGTAGATTATCACATTGACAAGCCAATAAATTTCAGCTAGAATTCCCGTCCAACACTGAACAGGGAAACAAGATATGATGAATATAATTTCCGGCGCTCCATCGGGCTTTTTCGAAAAATGGTGCGCTTACTCGCAACGAACGCCCGGCGCGGTGGTTTATGTTGGGTTCTGCAAAGCTGCGAAACTTTTGCAGTTTCCAGACGCCCGGCAAAATCGCACCTGGCTGATGCTTTGCCAGCATGATCCTTTGTTGATCACAATAGCCGAAGGGTTTTTTGATACTGAAGAAAAGGCGCGGTCGGTCGCGGCTGATCTGATTGCGGCGCATAGCCCGACATGCAATGTTGCTGAAGATCGCAGGTTGTCGCAAATACAGGGTTTGACACGCGGCCCGGTGATCTGCGAACAGACCCAAGAAACCTTTCCTAGCGCGGCGGCGGCGGCGCGGGCGGTGGGTGCGAATGCAAGCGCCATGGCGCAACACCTGGCGGGGTCAGCAGGCTATCGCACAGTTAGGGGGATGACCTTTAGACGCGTCTAAAAGCCGGGCGCTATGGCCCGGCTTGGTGTTGGTGATCAGTTCAGCGTTGCGTTGCCAGCATGGTTTGCCGGGGCGATAGCAAGGGAATATTTCGGCTTGCCCAAACCATCCTTGCCACATTCAACAATCGCGCCCGATTTCAACAGTGAGCGGATTGCGGCGGCAACAGCGTTCGAACGCCCGAAGCGCGGTTGAAAGAAAGCCGGGATAATCTCGCAGCCAATTTTTGCGGCTGCAAGAATTTCTTTCATTTTGGCTTGGGTTGCTTCGTTTGCCATGATCTTCGTTTCCTTCAGTGTATTTCGTTAAATACACACTACATTAGCGCCCGGTGGTCGTCAATAGTTAATCGCGCATTGCCGCAATTATTTCATTCTTCAACTGTTCGATTGTTTCCGCAGCCCGTTCGCGTTGTGACTTCATCCTTTCGTTATGTATTATTTCCAAATGATTGCGAACCGCGTCAAGGTCGCAGCGTTTGAAACGCCAACAATCCGCGCCGTAATCAGGATGATCTTCTTTGATAAATTCCACATTCGGAATTATAGGCACAATTTGCCATATAAGCAAAAAGCCCGATGACAGATCACCGGGCCGGATTGATGGGTATTTATACACTTTTCAATGCCGTTTTCAAAATCATTTTGAACACCGGGCCTTCAGCTTTCCAACCATATTGATTGTAAGCGTATTCAGCACCTTTACCGATCACAATAGCGCGGGTTTTGATGGTATCGGCGGCAAGCTTAACAGGCTTCACCGTGTAAGGGGTTTGCTGCGGTGCGATAGCGCGGGCCAAGCAATCAGCACCAAACACACCAGCAAACCCGGCAAGCTTTACGCCAACTTTCAATTCACGCCCGCAATGGCTGCATTCGCATTCACGCGAAAAACCAACAATTTGAATTTCTTCGTTTGCGTTGAAAGCGATAGTCATTTTCTCGTTTCCTTCAGTATGTTGTTTCGTTACATACACACTACATTAGCGCCCGGTGGTCGTCAAGAGTTATTTCAACGTTGACGGTGATTTTGTGATAATTTACAGTGAGGGAATGAACGCCACGCCGCAACAGATCAGCTTTTCCCCTGCGTCCGAATGCCTTTCGGGCGCGGAAAGCGATTTTGTTTCAAACTTCGTCGGGCAGGTTGTCGAATTCGCCCGGCGTTCAGGGCAAGAAATTCTCGCAGCCCTGGAAAGTATCGGGCGCGCGGGGCAGTCATTTGATCGGCGAACAACTGAATTCTTGGCAATCCAGCGGGTTAGAATTGCGGTCTATGATCGCTGCAAAGACCTGGACGCCCGCGATAGAGTTTCCGCCGAACGCATCCGACAAGAGGTTTCCGCGCTGGCGTTTTCAACAATGGCCGATTACGTCAAGCCGGATGAATTCCGGCCCGGTGATGTTACTTTTGACTTCAGCGATTTGACACCCGCACAATGGGCGGCAATCGAAAGCATGGAATATGAAGAAAGCGTGACCGGGGGAAAGCGCAAGTATAAGCTGAAGCTGCATCGGAAATTGGTCGCGTTGGAACAGCTTGCAAAACATATCGGCTTTGATGATCCGGGCAACCCATACCGCGCCCGCGAACAGGCGCGCGAACAGGTCGCACAAGCGCCACTGGCCGCGTTTGCGCAGGATACCGACCTTGCCAAGCTGCAAGATGCTTACGCGCGCCTGTTGACGCAATCCGGGGGCGGCTGATGGTCGTCAACAGCCCTTCAGTCGTGCCGGGTGATGGTGGCGCTAATGCGCTGCGTTTCGTCACCCCAAAGCCATTCCCCGTCTGTGTAATCCCGGCCCGTTGCCGATTGGGTCAATATTCGGCCAAGCTGCGAAACCGTGCCTTTGCAAACCTTGGCAACTTCGGCGCGCATTTGCGCAACGGCGCTATTCCAAGCGTATTTGGTTGCAACATGCTTGCCGTTGATTTTGATGATGTAGGTTTTGCGTTTCATGGTTTCGGTTCCTTGTTCTGTGTTGCTTCGTTAGATAGAAGATAGGATAGTTCCTGATGGTCGTCAAGTGTTTGTTTGATATAAAACCGGATAATTCGGCAGATGCGCCGAAACTTGAAGCATGGAAACCCCGTGCGGTTGATCGTGACGCTTGGCCGCCTGACTACCGGGGCGCGATGGTCTGGCGCATTGAAATGCTTGAAAAGCTTCGCGGTAACGCTGCGCTGATCGCAGGCGCAAAGGCTTACTATGCCAGTCGGCCCGGCGAATTCATCATGGATTGGTGCGATACCTACGACCCGCGCAAAGAAGTCAAATGGATACCATTCATTTTCTTTCCCAAGCAACTCGAATTTATCGACTTTCTCGCAGACCTTCGGAACGGTGGTGAAAACGGTCTAGTTGAAAAATGCCGCGACGTTGGCGCGACGTGGGGCGGTGCTGCGTATTCGGTGCATTGTTGGTTGTTCAGGGGCGGCGATGCTATCGGTTGGGGTTCGCGCAAAGAAGACCTAGTTGATAAAATTGGCGACCCGTCCAGTATTTTCGAAAAGATGCGGCTTCTAGTCAACCGTTTGCCCGATGTATTCAGGCCGATTGGGTTAGACGCAAAAAAACACATGACGTTTATGAAAATGATCAACCCGGAAAACGGTTCGGTGATCATCGGGGAAAGTGGCGACAACATCGGGCGCGGTGGTCGTACAAGTATGTATTTCAAAGACGAAGCCGCGCACTATGAACGCCCGGAAAAGATAGAGGCGGCACTAGGCGATAACACAAACGTTCAAGTTGATATTTCGTCGGTCAATGGCGTTGGAAACGTCTTTCATAGACGGCGCGAAGCCGGGGAAATCTGGCAAAAAGATAAACAGATTGAACGCGGTGTTACGCGAATTTTTGTGTTTGATTGGCGCGACCATCCCGAAAAATCGCAAGAATGGTATCAGGCACGAAAAGACAAATACACGCGCGAAGGCATGGCGCATGTTTTCGCGCAAGAGGTTGACCGCGACTATTCGGCGGCAATCGCTAACACAATCATTCCGATGGAGTATATCAACGCGACGATTGACGCGCATAAACGCATTCGGTGGATTGATGGTCAAGGAATTCTTCGGGTTGGCTTGCCTGATGATATGATCGGAAACAACTGGTTTGCGGGCTTGGACGTTGCAGACACGGGGGAAGACCGCAACGCACTGACAACCCGGCAAGGCATTGTATGGCGTTCGGCTGAAGAATGGGGCGAACGTGACCCCGGCGTTACCACGCGCCGAACGGTTGTCACGGTGCAAGGTATCAAGGCGCGCATAAAGGTACAGTATGATTGCATCGGTATTGGCGCGTCGGTGAAATCTGAATACAATCGTTTAATTGATGAAGGCTTGATAAAGCCGGAAATCATTGAATTTGTCGCCTGGAACGCCGGGGCAGGGCCGCAAAATCCAAACGACAATATAATTCCAGATGATGACGAAAGCCCTATGAATGGTGACCAATATATGAACCTAAAGGCGCAAGCTTGGTGGTCAATGTATGCCCGTTGCTATAAAACATGGAAAAACCTTACCGATGGCACAATTTACCCGATTGATGAATTGATCAGCCTAGACAGTCGAATGCCGTTAATTCATCAGATTGTCAAAGAATTGGCGCAACCGACTTCAGGCAACGGGGCGCGCATGAAACTTGTCGTCAATAAGAAACCTGCCGGGACAAAATCGCCAAACGTTGCAGACGGGGGCATAATGATGTATTACCCGGTTGACAGCAACGCCGGGCGCGCGGTGTCCGGTAACTACGGGGTGTGAAATGGCTAACCAACAATTCAGAAAAGACGTTGCAGCCGTTGAGAAATCGTTGCTTGTCGGAACCGATCCGAAAGACAAACGCAGCGCCGATAACGAAGCGATGTTGCCGTATTGGCAGCAAGTTGCCGACATTCGCGGCGGTATTCGCTCAATGAAAGCGGCAGGCGATACTTACCTGAAGAAGTTCCCCGAAGAACCGAAAGAAGATTATGAATATCGGTTGTCGCTGGCAAAGTTGACTAACGTTTATAAAGACGTTTCCGACAGCTTGGCCGCGAAACCGTTTCAAGAGGAAATCGGGCTGAAACCGGAAAATGAAACCGACATTATGCCGGAACAGCTTGACGATTTGGAAGACAACGTTGACGGAGCGGGCAACAACTTGACCAAGTTCGCCGCGCAAGTTTTTAGCTACGGTATCAACAACGCTATTCATTGGGTGTTTGTTGATATGCCGAAGATCGGCGATGAAATCCGCACGATTGCAGACGGAAAAGCGGCGAATATTCGGCCCTATTGGTCGCATGTATTGGCGCAAAATATGCTTGAAGTGAAGGCGGAATTTGTCAACGCGAAAGCAATTTTGACATACGCACGAATTCTTGAACCTGGCAAGCCGAAGACGGTACGCGAATTTACACGCGACAGTGAAACGGGCGTCATTACCTGGATTGTCTATGAACAGAACGATAAAGGCGAATGGCCCGAGAAAGATAGCGGCATACTTGGCATTGATCAAATTCCGCTTTTCCCGTTTATCACGGGCGAACGCGAAGGCAAAACTTGGGTATTCATCCCGCCTTTGCAAGATGCTTGTGACCTGCAAATTATTCTTTACCGCCAAGAAAGCCAACTTGAATTTGCCAAGACTATGACCGCTTATCCGATGCTATCGGGCAACGGTGTTAAACCCGCGAAGAATGCGCAGGGTATGCCGGAAAAACTCGCAATTGGTCCTAACCGCGTCCTGTATGCGCCGCCCGATGGTAACGGCAATTCGGGAAATTGGGCTTATGTTGAACCTTCGGCGTCGTCTTTGACGTTCCTTTCCGCCGATGTTGACAAAACAAAGCAGGATTTGCGCGAATTGGGCAAACAACCCTTGACCGCGACAACGGGCGGTTTGACGGTGATTACAACCGCAGTTGCAGCCGGAAAGGCAAAATCGGCGGTGAAAGCCTGGGGCTTGGCGCTGAAAGACACGCTTGAAAACTGCATTGAATGTTCGTTCAAATGGCTGAAGATTGATACCAAACTCGCGCCCGATGTAGTCGTATATGACGATTATGACAACGTAACCGAAGGCGATATTGAAGCCTTGACTGCCGCGCGGGCTTCGCGTGACATTTCGGGCGAAACGTTCACAAGCGAGTTGAAACGCCGGGCGATTTTGTCGGCTGAATTCGACTTTGACAATGAACAGGAAAGATTGCTAAAAGAAACCTTGCCGCCCGCTGGTTCAGTTGATGACAGCGGCGGCGGTGATACCATGCCGGGCGGTAACGATACATTGCCCGGTAACGATACTCTAAACCCTGCCGATTGATCGGATGATCTAGGCGCATTGGTCGGATGACCGGAAAGAAACCCAAAATGAAACAGCAACGCAGAATTACCGCAAGCCTTCTGGTATCGGTCGCATATGTCGCGGCCTATGACCCTGGCACGGAACCGACCTGGAAAATGGATGGCGACAAGATCGCCACGCGCGACGGAAATCCGCTTTACGTCGCTTCAGATGGTTCCGAAATGGTTGTTGAATTTGGCACCATTTCGCGTTTGAACGGTGAAGCGAAAAAACACCGCACGGAAAAAGAAGCGGCCGAAGCCAAGTTGCGCCAATTCGAAGGCATTGACGCGGCCAAGGCGCGCGAAGCCCTGGAAACCATTTCGAAGCTTGACGCCAAGAAATTGATTGACAGCGGGGAAGTTGACAAACTGCGCACTGAAATTTCAACGGCGTTCCAAACGCAGATCACCGAAAAAGACAAGGCGCTTGAAACGCTACAGGGTCGCGTCAATGGTATGATCCTTGATAGTGCGTTCAATGGTTCGGCATTCATTCGGGATAATATCGCCGTCCCGGCTGATCTGTTCCGCGACAGCTTTTCGAAATTTTTCAGGGTGGAAAAAGAAAAAATCACGCCGGTTGGACGCGACGGAAACCCGATCTATTCGAAACAGCGGGCGGGCGAATTGGCCGATTTTGACGAAGCCGTTTCAATCCTGGTTGACACTCACCCTGCGAAGGATCAGTTGTTGAAGTTGAACACGGGCGGCGGCACGGGCAACAACGGCAACGGCGGCGGGCGCGGTGCACCGCGTACCATGCGCCGCGCGGATTTCGACAAGTTGCCCGGTCATCAGCAAGCGGCAACCGCCGATCTTATCCGCAAGGGTGAAATTCAAATTCGGGATTGATCGGCTTTCCCTGTTGGGCCGATCATAACGCCGCCGCGATGTTGGGTTTCCATCGCGGCGGCGTTTCTATTGGACAACCAAACCCGCTAGCTTCAGCCATTCAGCAAACTGCATTTCGACGGTATATTCTGCGTCAAGTCGATTAATCCTCACCACGTTTTCAATGCGATAGGAAGGCAATTTCCAGCTAATTTGCCAGCGCCCCGAATTGTCGTTGATTTCCCAAATTCGGGCAATGATGATCTGACCGCACATATAGTTTGCGCCGCCATAGCCGTCAAATGATGGTTTCCACTCAATCATATACGATATTCCCTGTCAATTTCAAAGTTTGCGTAACCGCATGAATGATCGCGGCTGTTTCAGTTTCGGAAACTTCAGCGATAACACGTTGCCAGAGTTCTTTGCCAACACCTGAAATTTTGCGCAAGATGATTTGGTTTTTCTTGGTGGTGTAATTGTAGCGTCGGGCGATGCTATACGTTGTCATTTAGTCGTTCCCCCAAATGATGTAGCACAAAACTTGACCAATCGCATAGCCTACGACAGTTCCGATAATTACACAAACGATTAGGTTTGTCATCCTTCTACCTCATTCATGCAGAGTTTCCAAAAACCGGGAAAGAATGGCACTTTGCATTTACGCCCGGTTACTTCTCTTTCATTTATCCAATGAAAACTGTCATGCGTCAAAGCCGAACCGCCCTTGAAGCTGGTAATCCTGATCAACAGTTTATCGTTATGCGCGCCCAACACCTGGCAAGCAATACCGCGATGAAGCGCGGGAAGCGGGGCGGGTGGTCTAAACATCATAGTCGCAAATCCGGTCAAGCGTGCCGAAACCAATCAAGGTTTCTTCGTCAATTGACCAACCCAAAACGCGCCGCATATCGCCAAGCTTTCGCCCTTGTGTTGCAATTGAATACATCGCGCCCGCCCGGTGTTCAATCCAGATTTGGGCGTCCGGTTGTTCAAGCGCGGTTGCATAAACAACACTCAATATATTCTCAAATTCATCACTGCAACCCGCTTCAATGATGTTCTTGATTGCAGCAAACCACTTGACGGATAAATCCGCTCTGATCTTTTCCGCCCATTGAATTTGTTTCGTTGATCCGTTCATGGGTTCAACCATACCTTCGCGCCCGATGATCCTTAACCACTAGGTTGATTTTGCTATCTAGTCAAGCGAATTTGAAACCTGTATTTATAGACCATTGGTCGCGGTCGGATGACTAAGCGGCGCTTGGGTTGGATGACCCGAACAAAATTCCCCAAAACCATGCAAAACGGAGATATTGCAAATGCTGATGCAGCGCAAACCCCTTTTGGCCGCAGCACTTGCTAGCCCGGCCATTATCCACGCCGTCTATGCCAACAGCCTGAGCGGGCTTATCCCCGATCTGTACGCGGGCTTGGACGTTGTGTCCCGCGAATTGGTCGGGTTCATCCCGGCTGTCACGCGCAACGTTTCCGCCGAACGGGCCGCATGGGGTGAAAACATCACCTATCCGATTACCCCGGCTGCAAACGTGGTGGATATCACCCCGGCCATGGCAATCCCTGAACCGACTGATCAAACCATCGGCAACGGTTCAATGAAGATTTCCAAGTCGCGGGCCGCAGAGTTTGGCTATACGGGTGAGGAACAGCGCGGCTTGAACAACGGGCCGGGCTTCATCACGGTTCAGGCCGATATGTTTGCGCAAGGTTTGCGCGCCTTGGTCAACGAAATTGAAATTGACCTTGCCACGGAAGCGGCTGCAAAAGCTTCGCGCGCCTATGGCACGGCAGGCACCACGCCTTTTGCCACCGACACGGGTGAAACCGCCCAAGTGCGGAAAATCCTGGACGACAACGGCGCGCCGCCGTCTGAACGTTCGCTGATCATTGACACGGGCGCGGGCGCTGCGCTGCGCACGTTGTCGCAGCTTACCAAGGTCAACGAAGCCGGGACCATGATGACGCTGCGTGATGGCGAATTGCTGAACCTGAACGGGCTTTCCATCAAGGAAAGCGCGGGCATTGTTCGCCCGGCTGCGGGTACGGGTGCAAGCGCCACCACGAACACCGCAGGTTATGCCGTTGGCGCAACCGTGATCACCTTGGCGTCGGCTGGTACTGGCACCATTCTTGCGGGCGATGTCGTTTCGTTTGCGGGCGATACCAACAAATATCTGGTGGTTTCGGGTGACGCAGACGTTTCGAACGGTGGCACCATCACGCTTGCTAAACCGGGCCTTCGGGTGGCAATGTCGGCGGCGGCGAAGAATATCACGGTGATCGCGCAAGCAACGCGCAACATCGCGTTTCCCCGCAGTGCCTTGCATCTGGTTGCCCGCGCGCCTGCCCTGCCGGATGGTGGTGACAACGCGGTTGATCGCATGATGATCACTGATCCGCGTTCCGGCATGGCGTTTGAAGTTTCGCTTTACGCGGGCTATCGCAAGATGCGCGCCGAAGTCGGGCTTGCATGGGGTGTGCGCGGCGTCAAAACCGAACATATCGCCATGCTGCTCGGGTAATCCGTCTTTGAATTGATCAATTAGCCGCGCGCTTCATTGTGCGCGGCTTTTCAAAACGGGGGCTGAAATGTTTGACAATGCTGTTTCTATCGCCGGACAAACGCAGCAAAATTTTGCGGTTTCCGGTACTGCTGGCCAATCGGCTGCATTGGACGTTGGAACATATGACGTTTGGTCGGATGTTGACGTATATATCAAAGTCGCAACAACCGCAGATGATGTTACCGTTTCAACGGGTTATCTGATCAAAACCAACAACGTTGTACCCGTCCGAATTTCGACAGCCGGAATGAAAATCGGTGCAGTTGCGGCAACGCCTGGAACATTGCGTTTTCATAAGGTTTCAGCATGAATAGATTTCGCGGCAGGGGCAGGGGAAGAAACGGAAACCGAAACGCGGTTAGTCCGCAAGATTGGTTTGCGGGTGGTCAACCGGGTTTCTGGTGGGTAAATCATCCTGATTATCTCTGGCAAGATGCGGCGCGAACCGTTCCCGTTACAGCAGACGGACAAACGGTTTATTCACGTCAATTAAACACCGCATTTGGCCCGATCTATGCCGAACAATCGAACGCTGCAAAACGCCCGGTTTATCGTTTGATAGGCGGGCTTCATTGGTTGCAGTATGACGGAACCGACGATTTTATGATAACAGGAAATGTTGATTTCAGTGCTGTTTCTTCAATTTTTTCTTCTATCGGTATAAACAAACTTTCCGATACTGCGTTTGCGCTTGCACTTGCATTGGGTGATATTGCAACACAGGATGGTGCATTTGCACTTCGCGCGCCAAACGGAAGTGCAACAGCAAACTACGGCTTTAACTTTCGGTTTCAAGCCGTAAACTACGCATTGTCTACCCCGGCAAGTTATGCAGCACCTTCAACGGTTGTTTTAAGCGCAACCAACAATAACACGGCATCTGTTCGCACTCTTAGAGTTAATGGCGCAGAAGTCGCCATAAATTCCACTTCGCAACTATCGGGGAACATGGCAAATCAGCCCGTTTCTTTTGGTGCAAATAATGCAGGTGCATCTCGTTTCAACGGTCGGGAAACGTGCGGCATCCTTCGCGGCGGTGCATTGCCTGATGCGGCATTGATGCTAGACATAGAACGGTGGATTGCGTTAAACTCTGGCCTTGTGATCTAACAAAGGAAAAGGGAAATGAACGACACTTGCAAAACCGTCGCCGTCCAAACTGCAAACGGGCCGGTTGATATGAACGAAGCCGATTACACGCCCGACATGGGGCCGTTGGTGGGTTCTGATACCGCGCCGCCCGCGCCCGCTGATACCGCGCCGCCCGCGCCCGCTGATACCGCGCCGCCCGCGCCCGCTGATACCGCGCCGCCCGCGCCCGCTGATACCGTGCCGCCCGCGCCGATGCTGGTATCAAAGCAAGGCAGGAAATTCTTCGTTGTGGACGGGCAAGCAAAGCCAATTGACGTTGCAGGAATTGACGTGTCGGGCTACGCTGCTGAGGCGGATGCTTGGGCCGCTATCATGGCTTTGACCAAGTAAGAAATCACAAAACCGCCGGGGGAATTATGGCAGTCACTACACCCACGATTTACGGCGGTTTTGCTCTACCTGATGGAGTTGCGATTGCATCCGCAAAGGTGCAATTCAAACTTTCGGGGATGGACACACAAAATTCAACAGTTCTCATTCCCTTTGGTGTAAAAACTTACGATCTGATTGACGGCGAATTGCCAGCGGGTGCAGTTCTTTGGCGCAACTCCGAAGGGCTGCGCAATACGTTTTACACGGTCACGTTGATCATCACCGATACAAACGGCATCGAAACTATTCACAAAGTTGGTAAAATCCAGCTTACTGGCAACGCGACAAGTTACGATATCACGTTGCTTTTGCAGGCGTCTGCCTCAATCGTTTCCGGTGATCAGTTCCATGTTTTGACAGATGATCAATACAATCTTCTGGTAGGTTCCGCAACTATCGCGCAACTGATCACGGCGGCGGCAGCGGGTGACTTTGACGATTTGCAGCCCGGTTCCGTGGTGTGGGCGGGCGGTTATCCGTTTGTTAAGCAGATTAACGCAAATTATGACGGTCTGCCGACAGGATTTATCCCGCGTATTCCATCGCCATTTGCGTTTAATGGCTTCGTAGGCGATGGAGTAACCGACGACACGGAAGCCATTCGCAAACTGGCAAACTACTGCAATTTGAGCAAAGTTCAACCTGATTTTTCAGGTGTAAAAAAGTTTGCTGTTGATACCAATGCGCGGATTGTTTGGTATCGCGCCCCCGATATGGCACACGCTCAAATCATTCTGCTGAATGGCGTGTTACCGCCTGAAAACGTTACGATTGCCAATATTAAAACAACGTTCATTATTGAAGACCCGACTACTCCGGTTGTATCTGGCAACATTACCCCAACGCTTGCCAATATGAAGCGCGGTTCAATGACGCCTTGCAATGATTTCTTTTTTGGCATGGGTTACGCATATTTTCAATGCAACAACATCAGCGGCCCTTGGATTGCTGGCCGTGACGATACGGACCCTTTGCTTGGTTATCGACAATCATTCTCGGTTGGTCGTTTGGGGCAAGTTAATTTTCCGCTTACGATTGATTGCAATGCGACAACTTCTATTTATTATCGTTTCCGTGTAAATACAGCAGATGGTAGAACAGTTCTGAAAAACGTAAATTGCGACCCGTCGCAATCAAATTGTCTCACTTTGTTTCAGATTTCGCGCAATGAAGTTTCAGTTGAAAACTGTGATTTTCGTTGTGTTGATGGCACCTATAACGAAGGTGCGCTCAATCGCGTTATTGCGGTTGATGAATGTTCCGGCTTTACTTCAGATAACATTGACGGAATGGCTTTCGTCAATGATTACGGCGGAACATATTTGTTTAATTTTGATCAAGTGGCGGATATTCACCTAAATGATATTCGTGCATTGAACGGTTGGGGCTTTATGGGCTGCAATCATATCAACGGTTTTTGGCTTACCAACTCGCTAGTTAATCGCTTTGATGTTCATGGTGGCGGGCATAATATGTTCGCGGATAATGTCACCTTTCAAGATATTGGCATTCGCTACGGTTGGGGTGGTGGTTGGCTTGTGGCAACAAATTGCGTTGGCATTAATTGCCCGATTATTTCTAGCCGCGATGATTACGGCGGTTATTGGTTTGGTCAAATCGTCACCAATGGTACATACCAAACTGGTGATGCCTTTTCTATGGCGGTGGTTTCCATTGGTGGGGCTACAGGAACGCCAATAGGACGATCTGGCCTTGTCGTACCTTCGGCGCGTTCCATCAGCATTAGCAACGCTGTGCGGGGCGTTACCGATGATAACGAAGCTGTGGAGTTTGTGCCGCTTGAAATCATAACCTCTGATACAGCGCTTGGGGTGCTGAAGCCCGCTTCTATCGACATAAACAACATTTCATGCGCTAAAGATTGGCGCATGAAAATACAGCTAGATTTGCGCAATATGACAAACATTTCCGATCATGGTGAAAATGATACAACCCGGATTACAATAACCAATTGCAAGCCGAGTAATAAGCCGTCTTCGGCTGTTGGTGGAATTTACGTTCGCCCCAATCATGCGTCTGGACCAATGGCGGGCTTGCCTGGTGTTTACTTCGTTTTGAACGTCAATGATTGCGACAACACTGCAATTCATACGCGCGAAAGTGTGCGCGGAACAGTCAACACGGATAACACAAGACTAGCCGCGTTGGCTACGCCAAGCGGTCGCCCTGTCAACGTTCGCGGCGGGGCGCTGATAGCTAACCCGTTGATCGCGTCCGGTGACACAACTGCTGTTTTGGGTGGCAATGCCATCGGTACGCGATACACGGCAATAGATGGTGTGAGAGTGGATGCGAACACCTGGGATTTGTCAAAAGTCATCATGGCAACAGGGGTGCAAATTCCAACAGGTATTTCGCCAACATTGCCAAGCGGTGCAACGCGCGACGATATGTTCAAAGGATGGATGGTGTAATATGCCGCAAAAATACGGAACAGCCGCAGGATTGATTGCATACTTTCTTGCGCGCGGTAAGGTTGTTGATCCTGACTTGGACACAACAGAAATTGACGCCGGGCTGTTGGTCGCGTCCGAATGGATTGACGCTAATTTTCGCGGATTGTTTCCCGGCTTAAAAACCGGGATGCGGGTTCAGGAACGTGAATGGCCGCGTACGGGTGCTTATGATTATTACGGATACGCAATCGGCAATGACGCAATTCCGGCTGAAATCGAAAACGCAACGTATGAATTGACGTTGATTGAGTTGACAACGCCCGGAAGCTTGTCGGTCAATTTTACGCCCGGTGAATATAAGGCTGTTTCGATTGATGGTGTTCTTTCGGTTGACTATGCGCAGTTTAGCCAAAGTTCGGAAGTTCAAACGCAGTTCCGCAAAGTAATTGAAATCCTTTCCGGGCTGTTGTCTGGCAACTCGCAAACATCAAGCCTTTCCGGTGTTGTCGCGCGGGCGTGATATGCAAAACGCCCGCCTGTCGGGGCGGGCGTTCGGTGCTGAAGGTTTGGCCGATCACTTGCGACGGAAAACGCGAACCGATGCGCCTTCGGGGTCTTTCGTGGCGTCAACGTCAACCGCGAAGAAATCCCTGTCCTGGATCATCACGGGTTCGCTGGTCGGAATGGTCGTCATGTTGCCGTTGGCGTCTTTCACGTTCTGCGTTTTGAACACAACGTTTCCGGCGTCGTCTTTCTTCGGAACCATGTTGTCGGCCTTGCGGTTTTGCGCCGAAACGATGCTGGAAAGGCTTTTCGCGGTGCGCCCGATCACGCCGAACGAAGCGCCAACGGCGGTCAGATCGGCAAATGGGAATTGCGATTTCGAACCGCGTTTGTTCTTGACAACTTCGGGCATCGGAACGGATGCGGTGACGCCAAGAATTTTCATCGTGACGGGGGTTGCGGAGTTTTTTGCCATGGTTCAACTTTTCCTTGTGTTTGGGTTTCATCGTCTATAACGTCTGTGTTAGTTAGATAGTTGGTTGAAAAACAATCGTCAAGAGGGAAATCGCGCAAATGACAATTTTTGATGATATGCAAAAAGTGGCGAAAAGCTTGCTAGGAAACGCCAAATTCACGCAAGGTAGCATGGTGTTGGTTCGCAACATTCCCGGAGCGGGTTCTGCGTCTGATCCTGGTGCGGCTGAAACCCGGCGTTATCCGGTGGTCAGTGTTCCCCCGCGCGGTGCAAAGTACGCATATATTATGAAAAATCTTGCGGTTGCGTCTGACTTGCAAGTGACGTTCGCGCCAATTGAAGTTGAACCTTTACCGCGTGACTTTTTCGAAATCAATGGCGTCCCTTACAAGATCATGTATATTGACCGGAAACCAAGCGCCGGGACGGCGGTTGCGTTCACCCTGATCTTGCGGCGGTAAAATGGCACGTTACACGGATGCGACGGCAGAGATTGAAGCCCTGATCGAACAGCTTATCCCGTCCATTCGTGACGTGTTTTTGACGCTCATTCGGGACGTAACCGACAACGTTGTATTGCAGCAAGTCGTCAAGGCTTTTCAGATGGGTGATCCGGTCGCGGCGTTCGAAGCCTTGGGGCTATCAGACGCAGCGATGCGCCCCATAACCAAGATGATCGAGGATGCTTACGAAGCGGGCGGCGTGACCACGGGCGGCACGTTTCCGGCCCGGCTGAAGCTCCCCTTTGGCCCGTCTGTTGTGTTCAGGTTTGACGTTCGGAACAGCCGGGCCGAACAATGGTTGCGCGAAAATTCGGCCCGGCTGATCACCGAAATTCAAGAGGAAACCCGCGTTGTTGTGCGGAACGTCATGGAAGACGGGATGCGGCGCGGCGTCAACCCGGCGACTTCGGCGCTTGACCTGGTGGGCCGCTTGGACGCTAGCGGGCATCGGGTGGGCGGCACCATCGGCTTGACCACTGCGCAGGAAGGTTGGGTGCGTAGTACGCGCGCCGATCTTACCACACAAAACCCGCGCTATTTTGATCGGCAATTGCGCGGGAAAAACTTTGACAAGATCGTAAAACGTGCGTTCGACAAAGGCGAACCGTTGCCAGCGGAAACAGTTGAACGGCTTGTTACGCAATATAAGGCGAATGCGCTACGTTATCGTGGCGAAGTCATCGGGCGAACCGAAGCAATCAAGGCGCTGAATAAAGCACAATTTGAGGCAATAAACCAAGCTATTGATATGGGCGCAATCAAGGCTAGCGCCGTGACCCGTGAATGGGATAGCGCCGGGGATTTTCGCGTTAGAGAAACGCATCGCCTAATGGACGGTCAAAAGGTCGCGTTTGATCAGCCTTTTAAATTTCCGTTGGGCGGTCTGGCAATGTATCCTGGCGATACAGACCTAAACGCCCCTGCGTCCGAAACAATTCAATGTCGTTGCCGCGTCAAGATCAAAATTGATTGGCTAGCAGGTGCGGTAGAATACGCGCGCAAATTGCCTGCGGATGAATTGGCCGAATTGCGCGGGTTGGCGTTCGCCAAGTTGCCGGGCGAAAAATAGCGCTCGGCTTAGTGGTTAGGGCATCATCGGAAAAATGTCGTCACCTTTGAACAGACATTCCGTTTGTTTAGATTTGATCAGCATTCCTCGCTGTTCGGTGGTCAATTCCGCGCCGTCTGTTTCGTATTCGCGCAGTATTCTGCCTTCACCGGACTTTCCGCTAGCATAGCTTGCAGTTTCGAAAAACCGAAAACGGTACGCACTCTTGCGACCTTTGCAAATCGCATAAATCCCGGTTACTTTCTCTTTTCCGTATGCTTCAGCTTGATAAATCAGTTTCATTTCGTCGGTTCCTTGCTGATGTTGTATGCGTTGCACACTGCACCAAAACTTGCGACTTTGCAACCGTTAAACGCTTCGTGATACTCCATTGCAACGAAGCTATTTGCAAAAACGACATACACTTGTCCTTCGTCGTCAATGTGCAACAGTTTGCCGTCAAATGAAATCGGGCAATGTGGCATTTTGAACGTTGAAACCATCCGGCCAACTAATGTTGACATAAGAATTTTGGTCGTCTGTGCCTGTTCAACCGTGATCATTTTGCAGCCCTGATAGAGTAAAGCCGGGCCATTATGCCCGGCTTGATCGGTTCAGTTTGCGCCAAGGGTGGCGCGCAAGGTGCCGTCCGAATTCACACGGAAAACTTCAACGTATTCCGCTTTATGAACGTTCAACCATTGCCCGGAAATGGTCAAGGCATGGTCAAGATCATCTGCGGCAAATTCACTTTCGCGCCCTTCTTTGCGCACTTGCACGACAAAATCAAGAACGAAGCCCGAAGCTTCAACAGAGTTGCGAAGCGCAAGACGATCAGCAGGGGAAGCAAAAGACATAGTAAAAAACCTTTCAGTTTATCGGCAGGATTGCCGTTTTCCTTGCTTACACACTACATTGAAAGCGATTGGTCGTCAAGCATTATTCTTAGATTTTTTGGCGTCACAAAGTCAAACATTTCGCGCGTTGATCCGGTATCGACTTTTTCAAGATCACGCATTTGGATCATGGGAAAATAGAATTCGTTCGGGCCGGGCCGGTGCTGCAAACTGAAGGCGCTTGCCGGATAGCCTTGATTGCGCCAAATCGTGCGAAGCCGTGCAACCGAACCGACAAGCGCAAACCTGAAGCGCCGTTGAAATGAAGGATGACCCATAGCAAAAACTGCATTTGCAAGGTTCAGACGTTCGCCCGCGTTCTTGACTTTCACAGCAGTTTGACAAGCTAATTGTTCGCCGTCAACATCATCTAGACAAGTCGTGATCAGGCTGACAATTTCGCAGGAATGGCCGCGATTTTCTAGAATGTCGCAAACTGCGGCGATGATCGCGGCGCGCGTGATCAAAATTTCCCGATCAATCCCTGCACTCGCTGAATTTTCCAAAAACAGCGTTATCACGCGCTTGCCTTCGGTCTGGACGTTGCGCCGCATGTGGGCCGGGCTGCCAGCGAGTAACCGCCCAACGTTCACCGATGCGCCCGCGACAGAATGCGTCCTGGCAGGCTTGCGGGGGTATTCGGCGGCAAGATCGGCGGCGATGGCTTCAGCGCGTTCTAGCCCCTCTTGCCAGCCCGTGCGGGCGGTCAGGATTGCGCTAGTCATGCTGGCCGACCCTGCAAAGCCTGGTGACGCATCCCAACCCGCCCGCGCGTCTTTGTCGGCAGGCAATGGCATGTTTTCGATATGATCGGTCAAGGCGTCAAGGCTGGAAAAGCCAAAATAAACGGGCGTCCGGTCAAACCGGAACCGCCCTAGATATTCGTCACTGTCACCGATTGTTAGGGTCATTTCGCCACAAGCGCCTTGACCCAATCAATCGCATGGGTTTCCCCACGTTTGAACGCAATGGCAATTTCAAGCGCCTTAAATGCGCTATGCCCTTTGCTGATCAGAAATTTCTGGATTTCGTCTTTGGTTTCCATAATCTGCGTTTCCTTCAGTGTGTTGTTTCGTTACATGCACACTACATTAGTGCCCGGTGGTCGTCAAGTGTTATTTCGTGACTTTCCCTCTATCGACTTCAGACATTCCTTTGAACAGATATAGATTTTCAACGTCGCCACGGGTTAGCCCTGCATTCAAAGCGGCGCTTCCCATGCTGATAGCGCGTGTCGAAACAACATGGCGGATTTTCTTGGCCTGAACCGATTTCCGTACTTGCCAAACATAGTCAAGCCAATCTTCGCGCCCGTTGCATAAATGGCGTTCAAGCTGCAAATCGTAATCAATTTCCATCGTTGCAAACCGATCAAGGCTTGCCGCGTCCAATTCATTTCGCCCGATATAAACGCGGTCTGCACCTGTTCCGAAGGTGTTTGCCGTGGCAATCATTCGAAAGTCAGGGTGACGCATGACCGGGCGCGGCTGATCAGGAAACGCAGCATAACCGTTCGCAAGTGCAGAGTTCGCGGCAAGCAACGCATTTGCAGACCATGCGTCAATTTCATCAGCAAGCCAAACGCCACCAAATTCAAAAGCTGTTCGAAACGGGGTGCCGTGATAAATTCCGTTTCCGTCCATAAACCCGGACAATTCGAACGTGTCACCGATTGCGTTTGTGATGTAAAACGGCAGGTTCAACAATTGCGCGATGGTTTCGCCAATGGTTGTTTTGCCTGACCCTGCCGGGCCAACCATCATTAGCGGATGATTTAGCGCGACAATCTTCAGCGCCATTTGGGTGGCGTAGTGTTGAATCCCGCCAACAATCGGCCCAACGAAGCCGGGTGCTGTGACCTGGATTTGACGCGGCGGCAAAGTGTCAAAAACCTTGCGGGCGGCGTCTTCGTAAATTTGGCGCATTTCCGGCGCTGCAATGTATCGTGCAACTTCGTCGCGAGTTACTTCGCGGGTTATATCAACGTTGAAGCCCGGAACGTTGACCGCGTTCATAATCTTGACAAAAATTTCAGTCGTCAATTCTAGGGCGTTCCGCGCGTCAACCTTGCTTTCGGCGTTGCTTTCGTGATACAGGTTCACAAGGTCTTTCGCGGGCATGATATGCACCGACATGGGGTCAAGCCCGGTCAAGATTGCCCATTTGCGAAGGTTCGAAACGTTTGACGCGGTGGCGATGAATGCCGAAGGTTTGCCAAGTTTTTCAACAATCAATTCAAGTTCGGTCATTTGATAACTCGTTTGGCGATGGCTGACCTAACCGATACACTACGCGCCAACCGATGACAAGCGGGGATTTAACCAAATGGCTAAAGATTTCACGGCGCAAGTTTCCGCTATCGTTTTGCGGCACAAGGCGCTTGCGGATGCGGTCGCGCGCGAAAGCATTGGTGATCTAATCGAGGAAATGCAGACGCCAAAGGGCAAAGGCGGTTCAATGCCTCTTGATACCGGGTTTCTTCGGGCGTCCGGTCAAGTGTCGTTTTCCGGTATGCCAACCGGGCCAATTCGCCCGCCTGAAGACGCAGAACCGGGCAGTATCCCCTATATGCCAGACGTTGCAACAGCGCAACTTGCGGGGCTGGAAACCGGGCAAAAGGTGTTTTTCGGTTGGACGGCGATTTACGCGCGCCGGCAGAATTTCTATAACGGTTTTCGTGATAAGGCGTTGCAAAATTGGCAAAATATCGTCAATAACGTTGTGCGGCGGCTGGCAAAAAGGGTCTGACAAATGGGCATGGAATACGACACGGCCAAGGCGATTTTCAATACGTTTGATACGCTGGAAATGTTGATCGGTTTGCCGTTGAAAATGCCGCGCCGCATCTTCACCCCGCCAAACGATCAGAAATATATTGAAGTTTTCCGCTTTCCCAATGACTTAGCCCGAAATTGGGGCAATGAAAAGTTTTTTCGCGGTATCATTCGGGTGGGGCTGCATTGGCCGATGGACGATCAGGGCGACTTCCCGGCGCTTCAGGTATGCGAGCAGATCGCAAACGCCTTCCCGAAAGGCCACGTTATGACATACGGTGCGGCGCGGTTGATGATTTCGGACGTGCCGAAGATCACCGAACCGCTTGACGGTGGACAAGAAACGATTTTTCCGGTAAGTTTCGCATATCATTCCTGAACACGCACAAGGGGTTGCAAAGATGAAGAAAATTCTGTTGGCGACAGTCGCCGCGATTGGGCTTATCGGCGCTGCGCCGATGGCCTTTGTCAACACAAATTCGGGGTCAACTTTCTGGGTTTGCGCCACGGCGCAAGAAACCGATCTTGACCGCACGGCATTCGAAGCCCTGACTTGGGTTCAAGTCGGCGGTGTTGGTTCGGTTGGCGAAGTGGGGTCTTCGGTCAATATTCTGACCTATGATACTTGGGATAAGTCGGTGGTGCAAAAGGCCAAGGGTCTGAATGACGCCGGAAGCCCTGAATTGGAAGTGCCGCGCCTGCCCTATGACGCCGGGCAAATCATCCTGCGCACGGCGGCAGCAACGGCAAACGCCAACTATGCGACCAAGATCATCCGCACAGACCCGGTTTATAGCGGTGGGCAACCAACCGTGATTTACAATCGCGGGATTGTAACCGGGCCGAAACGCCCCCTTGGGCGCAACGAAGACTTTGACCTTGAGGTTTTCACCTTCGGGTTCAACCAAAAAGAAGTTGTTGTTGATCCGACCACTTCCGGCACGGCACCAACCAACACCGCAGCGCCCGCAATCACAGGCACGGCAACCACGGGCCAAACGCTGACCCTGAGCAATGGCACCTGGACGGGTTCACCGACCCCGACCTATAGCTATTCTTGGTATGCGGGCGGCGTCCAAATCCCCGGCGCGGTCAACAGCACCTTCCTCTTGACGGCGGCACAGACTGGCAAGATTATTCAAGGCCGGGTGGTCGCAACGTCAACCGCAGGCATCGGCCAAGCCTTCAGCGCGGCAACGTCTGCCGTCGCCTGATGATACCACGCGCCCGGTTGGATAAGCCGGGCGCAACTCCACATGAAACCCAAAGGAAAACCCAAAATGAAAGAACAGATGAAAGATATTGCCGATCTTGCGCCGACTTCGCGCCGCGTTGAATTGACGCATCCGACAGCCGGAAAGGTTGGCGTATTCTTTGACCTTATTCCGGCAACCGACCCGCGCGCCAAAGCGGTTGAACGTTCGACACGCGATATCACGTTGCAACAATCGCAGCGCGGCAAAAAGCTTCAATCGGCGCAACTTGAAGAAAACGGCAAGCGCATCATTTGCGCCCGCGTGATCGGTTGGGATTGGAAAGAAGCGCAGTTTTCTTGGCGCGGAAAAACCGATCACGATTTTTCGCAAGCCAATTTGCGTGAATTCTTCAGTGACGTTCCTTGGGCCGAAGAATTCATTGATATGGAATTGGGCGACGATACCGCTTTTTTTCCGAAATAAAATCGGCGCTGTGTGAGGCAATCCTTGTTCGCGCCCGTTATGAAACGCCCGATGAAAAGGGCGAAACGCGGCGCGAACGCAATGACAGGGCGGAAACTGCAAGCCCAGTTTTTGAATTACCTGAAGCCGGGCAATATCTCTATGATTGGTATTGCGATATTTCCGACAGATTGACAAGAACCTATGACGGGAAATGCTTCAAGATACCGCCAAGCGAATTTCTAGCATGGTCGCAACTAACCGGAAACGATATTAAACCCGCAGAATACGAAATATTAGCCGCAATGGATACCACTTTTACAAAAGAAATCCAGTCCGAAATTATCGCACAAATCGAACGAAACAAACAAAAAGGCAATAAGTGAATGGATGATATTGCTACAATCGGTTTCGGTGCGGAAACTTCCGGTCTTGATAAAGCCAAGACAAAACTTGAAGGTTTGGTGCCTGCGTCGGATAAAGCGCAAAAGGCATCCGAACGTCTTGCAAGTCAAATGAAAACAGACGCGGACAAAGCCGCCAAAGCAAGCGAACAATTGGCTAGGACGCAGCGCGAACAGGCGGAAACGCTTGACATGCTGCGCAACAAATACAACCCATTGTATGCCGCAAGTAAGAAATATGAAATGGCATTGCAGGAAATTACTCTTGCTGAAAAGAATAACATTCTGACAGAGAAACAAGCAATTACAGCCCGTGAAAAAGCGGCAGCATCTTATCTAGGTTTGGGAAAAACCGTTGAAGACGTTGACCAAAAATCACGTTTTGCAGCGGGCGGCGGCGCGCGTATGTTGGGCCAACAGCTTTCGCAGGTTGCCCAACAAGGCGCTGTTACAGGAAACTATCTAGGCGCTTTGGCCGTCCAGTTGCCGGATATTGCGCTTGGGTTCGGTTCTATCGCAATCGCGGCTTCAATAGTCGCAACCGTGGCAATTCCGTTTTTAATGAACGCTTTCGGTTCAGGATCAACGGTCATTGAACGTTTTGACGAACATTTGAAGTCATTACAGGCAAGTTTGAAATCTGTAAATGAAATCAGCAAGATTTATAGCGCCGATGGCGTCCAGACATTGATTGAAAAATATGGTGAAGTTGATGCGGCATTGTTGCGCATGATTGAACATCAAAGACAACTTGCAGTTGATCAAGCTATGTCAGACGCAAAATCGGTAATTGCAGATTATGCAAAAGGGTTTACGAATGTAAACGCATTGATTAACGAATATGACAACATGATAAAAGCGGGCGCGTCTGATCCACAATGGCTTGAAAACGCCAAAGTGGCGGCAGATGAATTATATCGCAGCGTTGGTTTGACAGTTGATCAAGCAAGAGAAATGCAAAAAGCATTGGCTGATGCTTCGCGCGCAACTACTTTCGAAGAACAGGCTAACAGTCTTTCGGTGGTTAATGAAATTCTTGCACAATCGGGCGCTAAAGCAAGTGAGTTAGCAATGCGTGGTCTTCAAGCTGAAGAAGCATTGCGCCAACTTGCCAATTCCGCACCTGAAGCGAGTTGGATGAATGCTGCAATTTCCGGGGTTGAAGCATTAATGAAAACTATTGAAAAAGCTTTAGTTGCGAAATCAAAAATCACAGGAACGGGTTTTGATGTAAACAGTAACGTTATACGTCCAAAAGGTCGCCCGATGGATTTGGGCGATTATAGGACACCTGCAGAACTGTCCGGTAAAACTTCAGGAAATAAAAAGACACCATTGACGGATATCGAAAAGTATCAAAAAGAATTTGAAAAAACTATTCAGGTCATAACACAGGGTAAGACTGCGTTCAGCGCCATACAAGCTGCCTTTGATACCGGTATAATTGGCGTTGATCAATATACAAGCGCAATTTCTAGGCTTGAAGCTGCGTTTATCGCGGCAGGTGGTTCGGCTGAACAATGGGCTAAGGTAACAACAAAACAAACTAACACAATCGCAAAGCAATTGTCCGACCTGCAAAAAGGCGGGTTTGAAAGCTTAGGTGGTGCAATTGCTGATCTGGCATCGGGCGGAACGGTTAACTTTGGCGAAATGGCCCGTTCGATCATTCGGGACATGATCAATATTGCAATTCAGGCTGCAATCATCAAACCGCTAATGGCTGCGTTCGGTTTCGACAAGGGCGGGGCGTTCAACGCAGCAAACCTGAATATCACCCCGAACGCCAAGGGGAACGCCTTCAGTAACAGCATTGTGAACACGCCAACAATGTTTGCTTTCGCCAAGGGCGGTGCGCTAGGGCTGATGGGTGAGGCGGGGCCGGAAGCGGTCATGCCGTTGACGCGCGGGCCAGACGGTAGCCTTGGCGTCCAAATGTATCAAGCGCAACAGGGCGCGGCTAATTCCGCCCCTGCCGTGCAAGTGAACGTGATCAACAACGCGCCCAACACGACAACCCGCGAAGAAAGCCAAAAACAAAGCGACGGCACGGAAATTCGCAACATCATTATTGACACAACCCGCGACGGCATGGCGAACGGTGAATTTGACGGTGTGCAAGCTACTCGCTACGGTACGCGGCAACAGAAGGTAATTCGCTAATGTCTGATCCACTTTGGCCCGATGGGCTGCGAACGGCGGGCGCGTTGAACGTAGCAGGCGGGCCGCAATCGAACATTGACGCATATCAACCCCAAATCGGCCCGGCTATTACGCGCCGAAAAACAACATATGTTGTCAAAACGTATGAAGTCGAATTGACCGCAATTCCGGCAAGTGAGCGTGATATTTTCTTGACGTTCTTTCACACAACTTTGAAAGACGGAAATTTGCCGTTTATGTGGGTTGATCCGATGATTGGGGCTAACACTTCAACGGTTTATCAACGCTGCAAGTTCTTGCCAATTTCCGAAGATCGGGCATACAATGAAGCCCGTGTTGCACCTGGACTGTTTACCATCGGGCTAAAGGTCATGTTGCTATGACACGGGAAATCAGCGAAAGTTTCAGGGAAGCAATTGACACGCAAGAAAGCGAAGTCTTTCCGATTGTTTTCCTTGAAATAAAACACCCTTCGTTATTGGAAAGCGTTCGCATTGTTCAGAACGGTGCGAACATTAAACTTGACGCAAGCGACCCCGATAACCGCGCGTATCAGGGCTTTGATTTCGATATTTCAATTCTTGCCGATAGCGACAAGCCGCCTTCGGCGCAATTGCGCGTCCAGAATATTGACCGTCAAATTGGCGTTGTTTTGTTGGATATTTCCGAACCTGCCATAATTGACATGCGAATTTTTTCATCTGCGCTTTTTGACGAAAGTGTAACACCGCACGAACCGCTTGCACCAAATCCGGTTGCCGAATATACGGCGCTTAATCTCTACCTTATTGACGTTGAAATCAAGAATGATTTTGTAACCGGGACGCTTAAAACCTGGGAATATACGCAAGAAACTTACCCGACTATTTTTGCAACAGAAGACCGGACGCCGGGGCTTTACTGGTGATCGGTTGGGAAAGCAAATATACGATTGCGCCTTTCAAGGATCACGGGCGCGATTTATCCGGTCTTGATTGTTGGGGCTTGGTTCGGCTAGTATATCTGCAAGAGTTGAACATTGCCTTGCCGGAATTCGCCGAAATCAGCCCTTCAGACTTGCGGCGCGTTGCCTACATGATTGACGGCGCTAAAGACAGTGAGGAATGGTCAAGTGTTGATCGGCCAAATCTGAAGCCTTTTGATGTTGTTGTAATGTCACAATATGGCGGAATTAGAAACGCGCATGTTGGGCTGATCACAAACGCCGGAAAGCTGATGCACATTGAAAAGGGTTCAAATGTTCTGGTGTTGCCGCTGGATCATTTCACGATAAGGGAACGGGTTAAATGCTTTCGCAGACACAAAAGCCGGGTATTGCCTTAATCTATCGTGACCCCTTTTGCCTCAAATCGCCGCGTTTTGAAACTTGGTCTGAAAAACGTTCCATTTCTGAAATCATCGCTTTGGCCGATTGGTTGCCGTCTGATTTTGCGCAGGTTGGCACGGTATCGCTAAACGGTCATGTTGTGCCGCGTGATCTGTGGGCCAAGGTGTATCCGCGCCCGTCCGAAACCGGAACCGACCTTATTTTTCAAGTCGCCGTCCAAGGTGGTAAACAAGGCGGAGTAAAGCAGATTTTTGCATTCGTCGCGGCCTTGGCGCTTACGTTTGTGACACAAGGCATCGCAGGCGGATCATTGGCTAAGTTCTTGGGGGCGTCGTTTGCCAAAGGCACGGCAGGGGCGCGGCTTGCGGCGGCTGGTGTGTCGATTGTAGGGGGATTGGCCGTCAATGCCCTGTCATCGGTGCCAGTGAGCGGCGCAAGCGTCGTGGGCAGTGATCAGACCGCGACAACGCTAAACCCTGCATCGGTGCGCGGCAACGTGTTGCAACAGAACGCGGCAATCCCGGCAGTCATCGGGACGCGCAAGATTTTTCCGCCCTTCCTGGCTGAACCGATCGTTGAAATGGTTGGGCAAGACGAAATTATAACGGCCATTCTTGGTCTAGCCGGGCCGCACAAGCTGGAAACAATCCGGGTTGGTGATGCGCTGGCATCAGACGCCGGAACCGATCTATCAATCCTGACCTATGACGGGTTGCCGGAAAGCCCTAAAATTGACATTCCCGACAGATACGGAAAAACGTTTACCATTGGCGCGGAAATGTCAACGCATGGCGTCAAGGCAAGCGATGGCGCAAACTATGCCGGGCCGTTGCCTGTTTGGCACTCATTTTCAACGGCGGAAAATCCAAACGAAAGTTGGTTGCATCTTTACATTGCCGGGCTGGTAAAAGATGACATATCAACCGAAACTTTGCGAATTCCGTTTCGCATTCGTATGAAGTTGCGCGGCGCGTCAACATGGCGTGAGTTGCCTGAATTTCACTATAAAGACAATTCGCAAAGTCAGAAACGAATTCAAATCAAATTTATGTTTGGTGAAGCATTCGGAGCGGGTTTGCCCGTCCCGCCTGCAACAAACGGATGGGTTGAAGCGCGTAAGACCGTTCCGCTTTCGGGCGGCGGTTCTTGGGCTTGTGACAGCTATTTTTCGGCGGGTTCTGGAAATGATGTTTACAAAGACGGAACGCAAGCAACAACCAATCTAAGAAACATTCTTTTGATTGATAACACAATGCATGTTTGGCTAGATGCAGCCGATTGGACGCCTGGAATTTATGACGTTCAAATTATACGCGGCGCAACTTTCCGCGATAGTCAATTTGTTTCCAGTTCTTACGAATTGAACGGATCAATTCAAGACTTTTACGATGTTCCGCCCGGTGATTTAATGCCGCTTAGTCGGTCTGGTTTGATTGACCGTGTAACGTTGGTCAGATGCGTAAACATTCGTTATCAACAGCCGATCAATGAAAAGAATTTGGCGCTGATTTATATTACTGCAAAAAACAGGGAAGTTGATGAAACTTCGGTAGTTGCCTCTGGTTATGTGCGCGACTATGACGGCACAAAATGGGGGAATATGATAACAACGTCAAACCCCGCGCCGCATTTTCGCAACATTTTGACAGGTTCCCTGAACAGCGACCCTTTGCCCGAAGTAATGCTTTGGGAACAATCTTTGATCGAATGGCGGCAATTCTGCATTGACGAAGATTTGACTTGTGATCTGATCTTGGAAGGTGGTTCTATTTTTGAAATCTTGCGCATCATTGCGTCTTGCGGGTTTGCTTCCCCATACCAATCCGAAATTTGGGGCGTAATCATTGACAAGGATAGAAGCGACGAACCGCCCGAACAAACTTTTACACCGCGTAATTCAAATAACTATTCGGTTAGGAAAATGTTCAATCGCCTAGCGGCGGGGCTGCGTCCAAATTACAAGGATCAAGATTATGAATACACTGGAAAACAGATTATCGTTTATGCAGATGACGCAAATTCATCAGATGCACTAACGGAACAGGTTGAATATTTGGGGCTAGTCAAACGCAGTAAGATTGAACGCCGGGCGAAGATTGATCTTCGTCAAGCGCGAATGCGGGCGGCTCTGCACTCATTCAATACGAATATCGCATCTTTGGCAATTCGTCGCGGTTCGCTGATAGCAGTTGCGAATGATGTAATTATGCAATATCAAAACCAATCCGCAAGAATTACATCAGTAACGCTTGACGGTAGCGGGTTTGTTACAGAAGTAACGCTTGATAGCCCTGTTACAATATATGACGAAGCTGACCTGTATGATGTGAGCGATTTCTATTTGACAGATGACATTTATTTGATCGGGATGATTAGTGGAATTGCAATCCGAAATTCACTAGGGGTTCTTACACGGCATAGGGTTGATATGGTTACTGGCGAAACTTCAACCATAACGTTGCTTGAACCAATTGAAATTGATCCTGATAAATACAAACCCGGAAATCTGGTTATCGTCGGTACAATCGAACGTGAATATAGACGCTTGATTGTGACCGACATTCAATATACAGAAAAGAAAATCGCAACCATTACGGCAGTTGACGAAGCGCCGGAAATTTGGAGTTGAGAAGATGGCAGATAGAACATTCTGGACGGGTTTGGAAGCAACCGGGCCGAACGGGCGCGACAAAACAACGAAAGAGGCTGAACACTTTGACACACTGTTCAATTCTATCATTCTTCGGCCAACAGTAATCAGTAATTCCGGTAATGATTACACGATTACAATTGATCCGGCGTTGAACGCCGGAACCGACGTTTTGCCGCCTATGTCATTTTTTATCAAGCCGAATGCCAACAATTCCGGTAATGTGAGAATTCGTGTTACTTCCTTAAATCCTTATTATGAATTGTTGAAGTCAAACGGCGAACAATTCGCAAGTGATCAATTCCGGTCAGATACAAATTATTTTATTGTCTATTTGGACGGTAAATTCTATTCGCTTTCTGATCCGAATAACGCGGATTTGTCAAACGAAAAATTTAAGTATGTCCTGACAACTTCGGGAACACTTGATATTTCGCTGATTAAATCAGCAAAAGACCCGAATACGCCCGTGCTTGTTCAAGCGTGGGCCGGCGGTGGCGGCGGCGGTAGAAATACGACTTCAGGCGGCGGCGGCGGCGGCGGGGCATACACTGAATTTTGGTATACTTTGAACGATTTGCCAGACGTAATTTCCTATACCATTGGTGCGGGTGGGGCCGGGCGGTCAGGTTCGGCAGGCAACGGTCTTAACGGTGGTAACACTATTTTCAACGCAACACTATACGCATATGGTGGATTAGGCGGCGTTCTCAGTACAGGCGGCGCGGGCGGTGGTTCGCTCGGCGGCGGTGCAGGGGGTGCGGTGGCAAACTCAGATGCTACAGACATTCATGGCGGTGGCGGCGGTGGTTCGGTAGGATCCGCAGGCGGTGCCGCATCATGGGGTGGCGGCGGTGGCGGCAGTGACAGTAGCAGCACAGGCAACCGATCTGGCGGCATCAGTAAATTCGGGGGGTCAGGTGGTACAGGGTCATTTGTTGCGGCGAACGGTTCAGTTCCGGGCGGTGGTGGCGGTGGCACAAATAACGGTACTGGTGGCAACGGGGCGCGCGGCGAAATTCGGGTGACAATCTTCTGATATTGGGTTATGCAGATCGGTAGACAATCCAAGGGCTAACACATGCGCTACCTGTACCCAAGGCAAAGACAGATTGAAGTCATCGGCGCTTTCTATGCCTTGGGTATGGGGTCTTATATCGGGCTTTCGGCGGTCATACACGGGACGCCTCCGATTGGTTGGTTAGGGTTGCCGCAAATCTGGCAATACATCATCGCAGCGGCGCTTTGCAATTTGGCGATGGTTTGGGCTTTGGGTATCAAGATCAATGGTCGTTGGTGGTTAAGCCCGTTTCTTCGGTTATTTGCGATGGTCGGTTTTTTTGGTTTTGCGGTACTTGCCACTGTGAAAGGCAACGGTTCAAGTGCAACATATACATACGGTTGGATTACGTTTTTTCTTGCGTTGGGTGCCAAGAATGCAGCACTTGATTGCTTAAAATCTTGTCAACGCAAGGGAATGAAATGGGCGAAACTGGCATAATTGAAAAGGTTCTCGAAAGGGTTCCATGGGATGCGGTGCCATGGCTTGCGCCCGTCCTAATCGTTGTGCTGTTGATGCGCAAAGAAATTGGTTCGCTGCTGTTTTCCGGTCGTAACGAAACGGCAATGGAAAATCTTATGCTGCGCATGTGTGGGCTATTTGAAAAGAACCTTGAATATTTCGGACGTGTTGAAGGTGGTGTTGAGGATATGTGCCGCAATCAACAAACTATTATTGAAATAGTGCGCGATATAAACCGCACACAACAACGTGTGATTGAAGAAATGGTTAGGGGAAGAAAATGAAACAGAATGAAGAATTCGTGTTGCAATGCCTTGGAATGTCTGAAGGCGGCTTCGTTGTCGATAAGGGCGGGCCAACAGATCGTGGCATTACGCAGCGGGCGTTTGATGCGTATAACGAAGCGCATGGCCTTCCCCTGCGGTCGGTCAAGGGTATCAGCAAAACGCTTGCTGAAAAAATCCTTGTTGAAAACTATTTCACCCCTGTTCGTTTCAACGAATTGCCGCATGGTCTAGATTATACGTTGGCGGATTATTCTGTCAATTCCGGGCCGTCGCGGGCGATTAAAGACCTGCAACGGGAAATTGGCGTCAAAGCTGATGGCGTTTTCGGAAATCAGACCCTTGTTGCAATGCGCAAATATATCGAAGAAGATGGCCTTGACGATTTGATTGTTTCAATCAATGAGCGGCGCTTCGCATTTATGAAAACGCTTTCGAATTGGGGCGTTTCCAAAAACGGCTGGACAACGCGGGTTATGGGCAAATATGACGGCGCGCAAGTTGATGATATTGGCGTGATTGACCGTTCATTGATGCTTGCCCGGCAAGACGTGGAAACCCACAAAATTCCGTTGCCTGCGCGCGAAGCCAACCCGGCCAAAGCTGAAGCGCCCGACTTACCGCAGACTGCCGGAAAGGATGCAACTGCAATTGGTGCCATTGTGAGCGGCGGCGGCGTTGTGACGGCTGCGGGCGGCGTCCTATCTGGCATCGGTGGGCTTGACGCCACCGCGCAAATTATCGCCGTGGTGGGTATCCTGGTGGCGTTGGCGGCGCTGGCCTATGTCTTGCGGCATCGGCTGCGTATGCTGGCCGTGGGGCGCGGCTGATGGGTGCGCTGCGCACGGCTTGGGGTTATATCGTCGCGGTCGCGCTTGCCGCTGGTTCGGTCGCGCTATTCGTGATGGGCCGCAAGTCTGTAATAAATAAACAAGACCGCGCGAACCTTCAGGCGCGGCGGGACATTGACAGGATCAAAAGCGATGTTGAAAAAGACGATGATGCGCGCCTTGCTGATCGTATCAGCCGCAAGCCTTAGCGGCTGCATCAAACCGGGCGATTTCTGCGACGTGGTTCATAGCCCGATCACTTTCACGCCGGAAACATCGGCTGTTATCGTAAAAAGTGATCGGGCTGAAGCCGAAAAGATCGCAGCACAAAACGAATACGGCGCTACTCGCTGCGATTGGTAGCTGCGACAAGATTGCCGTGATAGTCGTAAAGTCTGCCCGTTGATCGGACAATTTCGTATGTCCATTTTCCATAAACTTTTGAATGAAACGTTTCTGAAATTTTCACAATACGCGGCTCCGCACCTTTGTTTGTAAATTCAAATAGTTTCTTGTTCCATCCTTGAAAAACAAAATTGCCGCATTCCATAAGTTCATTAGTGATTGGTGCCGGATTTTCAAGCCAGATCAATTTGCCGACCTTAGCCGCGCCCGGCTGCAATTCAACGGCAAGCGCCAAATAGCCGATTTGATCAAGGCGATTGTCGGCGTGTGTCGGGTTCATCTGATGGCGGCAATCCTTGAAAATTGCCATAAGTTCGCAAACCTGATGCGGCTGAAGTTTCTCGCTGACAGGCATCAGCCCGGCGCGGTGAAGGTATTCCGTCCAATCTTTCGCAATAAGCGGAAACGTGTTTTCCGGTTCGCCGTGGGTGTTGTTGCGTTCTTTGGTGATCATGTGTTTGACCTGATCAAGAATTTCGCCGCGTGTTTTGGTCATGGCTTGCCCTATCTGACAATTAGTTTCAATGCTTCGTTCAAGTACCATTGATAGTTGAGATTGTCAAATGAAAAATCGTTTGCATCATTACACAAAGCGAGTTGCCAACCTGCTTGAATGGCAGTTTCCCGCATTTCGTAACGCGATTTGTTCTTGGTGTGAATTCTGGCATCCCATACGCCCGGCCCGATTTCCTGCGTTACTCGCTGAAATTCCAAATCGGTGATCTTGGACGCCCGCTTGAAGTCGCCTAGTCGGTTGCCTTCGGCGGGGTGCGAAGTCTTGACCATCACGCCGCCTTGCCGCGCCACATAATAACGGCTGGTGCGCTGGATTTCCCGCCCTGCCAGCGTCAAGGTATCAGCCCTGCCAACCTTGACCCGACACATAAAATCGAATTTGTCTGTGTGCGCCCGAATAAACGTTTCGGGGTTGACGCCATGCACCATCGCAGCGACGGCGGCTTTAATCGACACAAGGTTTCCAAGGTCTTTATGCCACGCGGGCGGCTGCGCTTCACTAATACTTTCGAAATACCGCGCGCCAGCTTCAGGGTGCCAATACGCGCCTTTTTGTTTTAATGTGCCGTCCAGTGATCGCGCAATGTAGTTGTTAACATCGCGTATCCACATATCCGAATAATTCGCGTCTTCAAGTGTAAGGCGCGTCAAGGCTTCCCAATCGCGGCAAATTTGCTTTGCAAATGGTTCGTATTCTTCGCGGATAAGATAAGTTATTCCGTCTGTGTTGGCCTGGATAAGCTGAAGCGTCGGAACAGTAATCAGCCTTTCCGCCAACATCGCCAACATAAGTTGGCCGTTTACGGTGATAGTCATTGTATATTTCGGATCATACAGAACAGAAAACTTATCGTTACTTTTCCCATACGCGCCGTTTCCGGCCAACTTCAGGCTGTTAGCTTCAGGGCATTTTTTGCCCTTCTTTTTCTGCCATTCTTTGCGTTCGGCAGGCAATGAGGCGTAAGCCTTAACAAACGGTTCGCCCAAATGTTCAGGGTAAAGCCCGTTCACAATCCCGATAGACGGATACAACCCCGCAACGTCAATATCGCGCATTATCACGCCATTGCCTGCCTTGACGTGTTGCGCGGTCACGCTGGCATGAATTCCGCCCGTGCCAAAGTGAAAGTCAACCCCGCCGACATGCGCTTTCAAACCCGCGAAAACGCCCTTCGTTTTAATCGTATCGCCTAAATTTACATTGCCTTCCGTGTCAATGATTTCTTCAGGCGTCAATACCTGCGTTTTGAGATAGGCCAGAACGCGCGCAAATTCGGGATTTTGAAAGCTGATATACGGAAAAATAATTTCCGACAATGCAACCCGGTTGCGTGGTGATTGTCGCTTTTGCTTGCGCCCGTTTTCGTCTTGGTAGTAACAGATTTCTTGACCAATCTTTTTTTCAAGTATCTTTTCCCCAATTTTTGTATCATTCCAATTCAGCACTTCAACGCCAAATTCAGACATTAGACCAATACGAAAGTTGATCGCCGACAGACTATTTAGCGCAAACTTTTTCGTTTCCGCAACGTCATGTTTGTTATAGGGTATCAATTCGCCGTCAATCTGTTGCGGCGTAACTCGCTTTCCGATCAGATCGCTTTCAATGACCTTTTCGGAACGCATGTTAATTTCTAAAGCTTTAAGGCTTGTCGTTTTAGCTTTGTTGTCGAAATGGTAAATCTTGAATAGGTCAATCTGCGGTGCAAATCTATCTCTATCCCAAATCGTGTTACCAAAGCGGTTTTGACTGTTGATTATGTTCATTGCAAATTCATAGATTTGCGCAACCGTCGCATTTGGGTTATTCTTCAGCCAATGAATAACCGCATAGTCAAAATATACGTTGTTAAATCCAAGCATGGGAATTTGATTGCGGTAAAGATGGTCAAACCACTGAAAAAGATAAAATCTATCGTCGCGGAATTCGCTAATTTCCCAAGTGCTGTTGAAGTCGGAATGCAGCCCTTGCGCGTTCAACGTGAAAACGTTCGGCAAAGTCTCGCAATCGTAGCAAATTGCGTGATCAAGACTAATGTTCAAGGTAATACCTCATAATTTCGCCCCGCCCAACATTGCAGGCGGGGCGCTTCAAAAGGGATGCAGTCAACATAGGTTCGGCCCGTCCATTTATCCGACCAAGAAATAACAGGATAGCCTGTTTTGCGGCACGTTCCACCTGGAAACGCGCCGCATTGGTCACAATGTAAGGGCCTATCAACGCGGGGGCATTTGACCCGGCGTCATGCCAGCCGCAGGCGCATAACCCTGCATTGGTTGCTGTTGCCCTGCATTCTGGACGAAATCAGGCGCGGGCGCGGGCATTCCGCCCGGTTGCGGGGCATAGCCGCCGGGCGCGGGCATTCCGCCCGGTTGCGGGGCATAGCCGCCGGGCGCGGGCATTCCGCCCGGTTGCGGGGCATAGCCGCCGGGCGCGGGCATTCCGCCCGGTTGCGGGGC